ATGCAGCTTCTCGACGTTTATTTGCTTCTTTTATTCGAGGAAGTGTTTCACTTAAGAATTTCTTCTTCATTTCCTCTTTCTCTTTTAGCTTTATATAAAGACGACGATAATATGCTTCTAAATTATTAATATTAGATTTATCTGCTTTATAGTGTGTTCTAAACACCTTAAGAACAGATGTACCATCTAATAATGCTTCTTTTAGATATAGTTTATTATGCATCTTTCTAGCTAAACTTCTTTGTTTTCTGCTCATAATTTCACTTATAACAAAAAAATTATACTATAGCTCTTTCTCTTTTATATGGTTGCATTTTAGAATGTCTAACTTTCTTTTTAGACTGATATTCAGCTGCTTTTCCTGATTGCTTAGAACCTGGAAAATGAGACTCTTTATAGGTTTTTCCCATAGTTATAACACTCTAATTGCTTGTACTAAAAGATCAAAGATATAAGCACATCCCTTTTTGTTGAGATACTCAATTGTAACTTCTTTTTCATCCAGCATCATTTCAATTTGTGGTCTAGTTAATTTACCGTCCTCAATCAATTTCCAAAAATTGGCATTAATTGCAGCGATATTCATTAGACCAGCTGCTGTACACACAGTAATAACATCTTTCAAGATGTTTTCAATCATTTGTTTATTTGAAGAGCTAGTTACAAACTTACTTGTTTCAAGTATTTCTGTATGTACTTCTGATAAGCCAAGTTTCTTAGCCATGAGAGCTACTGCTGTTACAATACTTTCCTGATTGATTGATGCAGGAATTCCAATAATTACAAAGTTTAAAGATTTCATTTGATATGAATTTAAAGTTGTTTATAAATTTCTTGACTATAGTACTTACCGCATCTTTCACAGTAAGTTCTTTTAGTAATAGGAATATTTAATTCATTGTTATTAGGCTCATTTTTCCATTTGTGCCCATGAATTAAACATTGTGAACGTAATGCAACTTCTTTTTGCCGTTTAGGATTACTAAGTAATTCTATTTCAGCAAGTCGTTTGATGTTACTATGATAAGCTTTTAGCCTTCTGTAACTACTGATTTTCAGTTTGATTTTCTTAAAAATATTCATTCTTTCATATTTAATAGTTTTAATTATACAATATTTTGAGGACGTCTAGCTGCAACTAGATGGTTTTATCAATCTTAATTATATATTAACACACATTTTCTACTGTACGCTTACAGTAAATAAAGAAGGCATGTAACAGTTTATACAATATATTGCAGTATATTGCAGGCTCGACGATTCACATCGTTGTGTAACTTCTACACTAATACAGCTTAATTGAAATACTAATTAAAATGACTCTCACTTAGTTTTAACTCATAAGCAGATATAGCTGTCAAACTAATCTTATTGGAGTACATGGTTTTAACGTCTGCACTAATACTAATCTCCTCCACCTACCTTCAGACGGCAGTAATACTGTCATCTAAAATGATTAGATATAAGCCCCACATGTTTGTCACTGATTCTCACAGTAAGAACGATTACTCCTATCTTCACAGACTGAAGTAACCTTGTTTAATTTAATAGTTAACGGCTTCATGAATTGAGTCACTATTAAGTTGTGGTAATGAGGACCTTGGCATACTATCTGGTATATATTCTTTTTGTATATCCATACTCCTCTTTATTAATTTATCATAAAAGTCTTTGTTACTAATATAAATAGAAACAATTTCATGATTTGATAAATCTGTACCTTTAGTTACAAGTATTTGAGTTAGTACTTGTTCTGGTATAACTAAGAACACACTATCTACATACTTGTCTAATCTCATATTTTCACGCCATTGTAGTACTTCTTGTACTGTTGGTGCTACTACTTGTTCAATTGTATCCGTTTCAGGGATTTGTTTTTCTTTAGGACTACGAGGTCTTGCACAACTGATAAAAATTGCTAATACTACTATTGCTGCAATTAGCCAAAATACATATTTACTTTTCATTTTTGATAAATATTTTTAAGTTAACACTAAGTATATAAATGCTATCAATATTGCATCTATTACAATTAATACTCTTGTAACTGGATGTGTTTCATACCAGTTTTCAAATTTATCCCACCATATATCTGCTAAATCAGCTTGGTTTGATTTCTTTGTATCCATTGTCTTTATCTTTATATCCACTGCCAAGTGTATATACAAAAGATAATACGCAGAATATAAATAGTGCGATTATCACTACTTTAGAGTAATACCAATAATTCCAATAATCGGTATATAACAGTCCGTACACTTCTTCATCAAAGAAATATATTCCTTGATGTTCAATAATCATCACAGCTGCAAATAATGCAGTTATGAGCCCAAATAAAAAATACATTAACTTTTGCATAATAATTATTTATTGATTAAATACCATTTGCTACAAATACTATTGCTATTACTACTGCTAATAATATTAGTAAGTATACCAATAATCTGATCGTAATAACAATGCGCCAGAATCGTTCATTTCCCATATGCTTTTATACTTATTGTTGAGTTCTCTCCAAAAATTGTATCCTTCTTTTGTACAATCCCATGCGAATGTACATTCGATTGCTGCGTAAGGATCTCTTAATTTTGTATAAAGACACGATAGGTTTATGCTATGAACGATTGCATATTTACTAGTGTTATCTAGAAATCTATCTAATACTCTTTCCTTAATAAGAAAAGTAAGTAATAGATATGGCATATTAAATAATATTTGCCTTCTAACTTTTTGTTTTTCTGTTAACTTTTTCATTGATTGAATTGTACTTTTTTATGAACTTTAAATGTTACTTCAGTATCACTCTTAACTTCAATAGTAAAATGAGGAGACGATTTACTATCTATTCTTCGTTTGATCCACTTAACTACGTATTCAGCAGTTAATACTTCAAATTGTGAATAGCTACGCCATTTTCCACTTCTACCTATGTGTAGTTTTAGATTTCCTCTGTCAATGTTAGTAACAGGATTAACGCGATTTTGTTTTGAACTAATTACTTTAGTTACTACTATGTCACCAATTTTAAGATTCTGAAATTGTTCTAATGTCATATCTTTTTAGTTTATTGATTAAACATATAAATAGGACAGCTAATGTTGTCCCCTACTATTTAATAGAATCAGGATCAAACCACTGACATAATAGTATTTTAAAAGTTGTTTTGACATATTCTGCACCACGACTTGTTGCAAATCGTAGATTAGAACCGATATCAGCACCGGAATAACCAACCCCATAATGGGAACGAAGAGAGAATAGACCCTCATCCGACTCATTATTTGAGTGAGAGTTGAATGTTTTCCAATAATAAATCTCGTAGAATTTATTATTTGGTTTTACTATATGTTTCCACTGCGTACCTGTTTCAATATAATTCACAGCTGCCGTAATTGTAGATAGTTGTTCATATGCGTTTATATGATTATCTCTATAACGTCTAGGCTTGCGATTAATGATTTTACATGCATCTTTGTACGATTTAATATCTTCTAGGTTCATACTTTAGTTGTTTTAAATTAAAAATTAGTACTAATACTACATGTAGTTGGCTCTGCATTTACAGGCTTGCCACTGTCTATGGCTGCATTACTATTGTAGTATAAATAACTCTAAGTTAGTTTGAATACATCTTGCTAAGAGTTCATACTTTCTGATAAAGTGTTTTCTTGTTTTCATAATGTTAAATTTTAATTAAATTTTCAATTTGTTCTTTTAAATGAAAGGTTTCGGATACACAAAAGTTATAATCGGTATTAACATTATTTTGTATATCATCGTCGTGAGCAAGGTCAAATCCTATACAACGATACTGATGCCAATTTTGTGGTATTTCAGTAAGTGGTATAATAGGTGTCATACTATTAAGTTTGCAGTCAAAAGTAATACCACCATGTATTTCTATCTTGAAATCTAAAGCTTCTTTGTCGCAGAGATCATTACTTGCTTGTATACTTAAAGGTATTTTGGAGTCATCTATAATACCTACGTAGCCACAATAATGATAATTTTGATGTGGATTTTGATAATTGTGAACTATTTTTCTAATAAAAGCAAATGTTTTCATAATTTTAACTTTTAATATTATTAGTTAGAATAAAGTCTCCAATGATATTTTTTATTACAGGTATGAATTCATTATCGTATCGTAAAATTATACAATGTTGAATATCTCCTACTTCTCCTATTTCTTGATTTATTTCTTTTATAAGATCAATTTTTGGATTTTCTTCAATAGCTTCCATAAAGCATTCAAATGTTTCTTGTGATATATTATCATTATTGCTGATAATAATATCTAAAATTGTGTACCTTAGCATTTTATCTTATTTTGTTGATATAATTTGGATAAAAATCTTTAATAATCATATCTATAACTTCCGCAGAAATACAACCGTTGTCATATTTTAGTACTAGACGATGTTTAATATATTCTGTTTCATCTTTTCTAGTCTTTATATCTGATAATATTTCTATAGATTTATAATCTTTTTCTATAGAATATTTAAACCATCTAAATACTTCTTGTGATGCAGGGTTATCTTCTTTAACCCATACATCTAAAATCTTATGTCTTATCATTTTATCTTAATTTTAAGTTAATAATCTGTTTAAAAACACTACTATCTTCACAGACTGTAGTGTATGGTTAAGTAATAATAAAGTAAAGGATAGTATGGCTGTATCCTTACAATATAGAAATTAAGGATTAGCATTTTACACCTAAAACTTTATGAGCAGCAACTCACATCTATTAGATAGTTTGCGCGCGTTTTATAATAAAGAAACTGGTGCCCTCAATGTCTTGGGAAGTTATTGAGTTTTTTAAATGTCAGTCTTCCAACCTGACTGTGTAGTGATACTTAGTAGGCAAACACTAAGCGTAACTACCTTGAACCTACCAGACCTCTCCTATTTAGTTACCACATGTTTCAGCGTTCAATCTCCATGTGCAATCTTAAATTTGCCAGTCTTTACAGCACTGGCTTTCTGTTTAGTTACTATAAAGATAATCAAATCTAGATAGTATTGTTAATTCTATTAAGATAGGATATTACTATTACTGTAAATAATATTGTATCAATCTTTATCGTTATATTTTGCATACGTATATAGTCATACATATTTGTTATTGCTGCCAAATCGTCTACATTTTTAATAAACGTAATTAATACAAATAATATAAATATTGATATAGCACAACATCCTAATAATATTATAATTTGGGTTATATTATTTATAAGCTTTATCATACTTTATCTAACAATAATAATATTATCCACAGAATAAATTGACCAAGTACAACAATTAATGCTATAGTTGTCATTAAATTGTTCTTTTGTCTTTTATCCATATATATTGTTTTTTTGATAAAAAAATAAATTTAGAAAGTTGCTATAGTGGTGACTCAATTGGTTTGAAACGGTAAACCATAGCCCTCACAGTCAGACTGCAAGAGCTATATATTAGGTTTACTCGTCATCGTCCTCGTCATCAGTTTGTTGAGTTTTTTCAGGTTCTGAAACAGGATTACCAACGCTTTCATTTGCTTCTGGTTTATTGACACGTTTCTCATACCAATATGAACCGTTAGCAATGTTTGCATTTGCGTTCCTCGTAATTACTTCAATATACGTTCCCCCATTAAGATCATTATCCCATTCATTTGAGTCCTTATAATCAGTAATTTCGCCCGTCTTTTCGTCAACAATCATCTCAAGACGTGAATACCCAACTGCATTAAGTTGCGTTAATTCCTTTTGCTTGCCATTTGCATCAGCGTAGTAAATTTTACTTACACCTAAAACCTCACTAACCGGCAAGGTCTTATAAACTAGTGGTAACGAAAATTCACAATCAGATAATTTGACGACTTCTCCCTTCTTTGTTGTAAAGGTTTTTGAATCGTTTTCCATACACTTAATAAATCGGTCAAGATTTTTCTTGTACGCTTTCGCAGTTTCATCCTCAGTGGGAAACAAACACTTAACAAGATTAATGTTGCGTATTGCAGCCGCTTGGGGGTTCAATACCTTAACACCTCCAATCGTAATGAATGTAGGCGCGTCCTTAGCTCCTTGTGAATAACTAAACGTACACACGTAGAACTCATCGCCATTAGTACGAGTTCTTTTTTCTGCTAAAATCAATTTGCTTAACATGATTTTTTTCTCCTTTCTTGATTACTTGTTACTTGTGTGGAATAGCCCAACAGATACAAGCCCGTAGGGGTGTTCCACTCCGATACAAGGTAGAGGGGTGTGAATTTTTGCTGGTTCCCACACACAGATTTCTTCACCAAAAAAATTTTTTATATATTTTTATTTTAAATAATGTTAAAAAATAGCTATTAAACTTAAATAAATATTCATAATAAATGTTAATAATAACAACTAATATAGTTAAATATACGTTACTGTATACAGTAGATACAGTTAAATACAGTATGAATACAGAAGACATATTAGAAGAATTAACTAAAGTAGATGATGTAAGTCCCATTACTTTAGAATTACTATTAACTTATTATTAACAATATGTACTCAAATGATGATATAAACTTTATTGCAAATGAAGTATATAAACTAAGTTCTTCTACTTAGTAGAATCTAATGAGATTGTATGGATTTATAATAACAGAAGCATGAATTACTATTTCATAAGACAAAGAGATTAGCAGTATTCTAATTGCCTTTACTTAAGTAAGATAAGTAGGAACTATAAATTAAATGATAATTATAGATCCTTTACTTTACCAGGACAAATAGAATATACTTTCTCTGAGGATTTATATAAACAGTTTAAGAAAGAAATAAATACAGTTAAATGACAGAATTTACTGCACTATGTTTAGTAGGTATGTTAGGATGTCTAGCTTATATCATACTAAATAAATTAACAAAATAATGTGCCCTAAGTACACGGGATCGTAGTACGTTCCACGCTTAAAGAAGTTACCATAAGGTAGAAGCGCACCAGGGAATCCTAATCGTAAGTAGGCTCAGTTTAGCTACCTTTCTGACGGTCTTTGGTTAAAAAAGGTAGCCCCTAAAACGGTATTACTATGGAAAAGAACGAACAAAAAAAAGCAGATAGAATTGAGTATGTTTTCAGGAATAAAACTTATATAGCTACTCCTGAGCTTAGTAAAGGTTGTTGTGTAGGTTGTGCGTTTGTTAATAATATGAACTGCGCTAACTTTAAAGATAGAATGGACATCTGCCATAAAGGATATATATTTAAGCGTAAATTTAATCACATAGATGAGTAACCTTACTTTACTTACTGCGTTAATAGATATTATAAAGTAAATATTATGGAAGATAAAGTACTAGAAACAGTGGTAAACGGATTGGAATATAGTTTTGAAAAAGATATATTAGTAAAACCTTTAGCTCCTATCATGGTTACTAAAGAGTATACTGAACAAATCCCTACTGGGGAAAAGGATGAAGAAGGTTTTAATAAGTATGAAGTAAAAACTCATACTAAAGAAGTTGAATCAGATTTTGCAAAAGGTATTGTTCTATCTATTCCAATCGGTACTGATAGTACCATTAAGGTTGGTGATACTATAGTATACCCTAAGAAATTTGCTAAAGACTTTGATCTATTTAAAGACTCACAATTAGTTAAACCATACGACGTTGTAGCTAAAGTCGTTAAATAAGCTATCATTCATGAATTGAATGTTTTTATTTTTAGAGTAATAAATCGCTGCCCTGCCATCAAAGCGGGGCATTCTTTTTACTATTACTTTACTAAACATTAATAAATGTTAAATATTTTAAACACTTTTTATGTTAGTGCGTTTTAAGGGCATTATGGGAACAATAATAATAGTACTTGTAAGTGTTATCGGTTTTGGTGCTCTTACTTATGCTCAAGGAAAACACGAAGGATACATTCAAGGCAGAATTGATGGGTATGAAGAGTGTAAGAAGAACTTTAACAGAATACAAGAATTTAAACAAAAGATATTAAATAAAAAGTTAGACATATGGAAGGATACAAAGTAATTAAGAATTTTAGCTTCGCTGAAAAAGGTGATGTGTTTACTAAAGTTGAAGATTTAAACTTGTGGGAACTTCAGAAATCCGAAGTAGTATCAGATACAGAAACTTATACTTCAATGGCATTTGATTCTTCTACTATGGAAGAATTAGCTAACAAAGATTATGTAATTTGGTACAGTGAAGAAGCAGAAGAAGATGATAATGAGGATGAATGTGAATGCTGTTGTGATAAGTTAGAGAAAGTAAAAGAATATGTTAATACTTTGATTGATACATATACTAAAGATTATAATGAACTAATGAAGGATTATAATGAAGGCAATGTTCAACAATGTGTTAAAGTAGAAGCAGAAACTGTATACCACAATTTAAATAAAGTTCTCAATAGTATTAAAGATTTGTTAGATGAATAAATTAGTAAAGACTGTTAATAAAGGCAATCTTTACTATGAATACCTTAACGCTTTAAATGGTATACTACAACTTACAAACAGGGAATTGGAGTTACTTACTAAGTTCGTTGAATTAGATGTGAACTTTACTCCAATGTCCGGTGTAAGTAAAAATGTAGCTAATACTGACAATCGTAGAATGATTAAAAGTACTATGGGTATTACTCCTGATAACTTAAGTAGATATATAAGTAAGTTCAAGAAAGAGGGTCTTTTAGTACAGGGAAAAGCAGAAGATGAATTAGTAGTTAATAAGATACTAATTCCAGAGATAATAAAAGATAGGGTGCAAATAACATTAATACTAAGAGTAAATGAATAATAAAATAAATAATAAACATTTCTATATGATCTTTGACAATGGGCATATAGTACATGTAGAGAATAGAAGTAATAGGTTAGTACGGTATTTCAGACATCTTTTTAACTTACGTTCTAATTTAAAATTAACTTCTTTCGTTCCGAAGAAACCTTACTCTAACAAAGAAATTAAAAAGTTATCTGATATATTATATAGAAATCACGATTTAGATGAATCTGATATTATAGTAATAATAAATTCTATTAGACCTAATACTATCAGAGAATCTTTAACAGAGTTAGAAACTAGTGAATATTATATAAATGCAACAGCAAAAAAAGATATCAATTTACTCAAGTCTGGCAAATAAATATAATTTACCTTATCCTGTTATAGAAGTAATATGCAATAGTCCATTTAAGTTTGCTAAAGAAGTAATGTCAAATGATGAAGATACTAAAGATATCATGTTTGCTTACTTATTTAAACTTAAATTAAAAAAGAGATATAAAGAAACAAAATGAGACAGTTTATTGAAGAATGCTTAACGCCTAATTATAAGATTCACTGGTTAGATTCTATTTACTTTGATCCTGTATTACTTAACAATATACAGATGTATGTAGCAATTAGTGACAGTAGACTATTAAGAATATGATACTAAGAAAGTTTAATAATATGTATCCTAGAACACTTTGGATAGCTATAGTAGATAGTGAGGAAGATATACAGTTTCTATGCAAGAAGTTCTCTATATTAGAGATTACTCCAGAATTCAATAAGATACTAGAAAATGCTCAAGATGCAATGACCAATGCTTATCATTATGATGTAGTAGCTGAATGTAGACCTGTTATTCAAAACTTTAACTATTTTGCTGGAATACTGTGTATAATATATAAGCCAGAGTTAGTAGATAGTGCTATCATAGCCCATGAATCTGTTCACATTTCTGACTATTACTTTGAAATTACAGGTATGAACAATGAAGATTTTTCAACTGGTGGCAATGAAGGGTATGCGTATTTAGTTGGCTGGGCTGCTGGATGTTTTATTAAAGTAATGAAAGAATATGGAAAGACAGAGTAAAGAAGATTCATTAGCTCTATGGGAATTTGAGAAAAACAACGTTAAACAATTTGGATCTAATATCAGTGAAGAGCTAAAAGAGTTAATGGAAGTTGCAGATAAGAAGATCAATAACTATTCCTTAACATACAATGAATTCATGGATGATATTCTAGAAGGTTTAGCTAAGTTGAAAGATACAGACAGCATTGAAACTAGACAGCTACAGATAAAAGGATTGTACAATTGTTTAACTAATAAGTATATTGAAGATGGAGAATGATGGTAAGAAATATGATTGTGGTAAAGTAAGAATGGATCTAGTTCCATTAGATATTGTTGAAAACATTGGTAAGGTACTTACTTACGGAGCTCAGAAATACTCAGATAACAGTTGGCAAAACCTTCCAGATTTTTGGAAAAGATATAAAGCAGCATTACTAAGACATCTTACTGCTATAGATAAAGGAGAATTAATAGATCCTGAAAGTGGACTACCTCATATAGATCATGTACTTTGCAATACAGTATTCTTAGATTGGGGATTTCATCATGGTAAAGCAATTAGTATTAATACAAAAGATATTGAACAAGATGAATAATTTAGAAGCTATTTGGTGGGAAACATAGGATATAGATGTAAATAAAAATCGTATCGGTAATCCTACTTTACACGTTCACTTCATACGTAAAAACGAAGAAGGTGTTACTCACGGAATCGTACACTCTAAAGAAGTTACACAAGGTCTTAATGTTGATACAATTAAGAATGAAATAATTAAAGAGATAGTAGAAGTTTTAGAAGAAGGTTATAGAAAAGTAGAAAAAGAATTATGGAACAGTTGAAATTTAAAAAGTTAGATTACTCAGTAAAGAAAGAAGACGGTACAGAAGAGATTAAGAAGTCTGAAGGCAAGTTGCCTACTAGAGCTACAGCAGGAGATGCTGGATTGGATCTGTATGCTACTCGTATTACTCAGGAAGTAGATAATAGTGGCAAGTTAGTACTTGTATATCACACTGATATTACTGTAGAAATTCCTGAAGGGTATTGTGGTTTACTTATGATGAAGTCTTCAATCAGTAAACGTTCTATAGCTTTAACAAATGGAGTAGGTTTAATAGATGCTGGATATCGTGGGGAGTTAATGGCTAAATTTAAAGTAACTACAGATGCTATTCCTACAGTATATACTATAGATGAACCATTTGCTCAATTAGTTATTGTACCTTGTTCTATATTAGAACCTACTTTGGTAGAAGAACTGAGTGAAACAGGAAGAGGAGAAAAAGGATTCGGAGAAGCTACAGCAGAACAAAATAATGAAATTAAAGAAGTAAAAGAATAATTATGGAAAATCTAGATATTACAATTATTCCTGTAAGTGCATCAGGTGTTGGAAATTTTATTGAAGTTCGTATTAATGGTATGTTATATAGAACAGAGATTGTGCAAGGTGAATTTACAGAAGATGTAATGAAACAATCTATGGAGAAACTAATGCCTACTATTCCTACTGAACAACAGGAACCTGTAGAATTAAAATTTTATCAGCTATTAGATGCTATTGCAAATACTAAAGCTGAAGAAGAGTATAGAGCTCAACATCCTGAGGAGTTTATGCCAGAGAATTTTGAACCTAGTGTTGAAGAAGTAACTGATGAAGCTATTTGATATAAATGGTGGTAAAGTAGTAATACACCCTGATGCTTTAGGTCTCCCATTCTTTAAAAAGTTATGGGAGGCTGATAAGCCAGATAAAACACAAGCTACAAATGTAATAAGTTATATAGTACTTATGTGGTATTTTAAATCTCCATATGTACTTCAGCTAGAACCAGATATCAGAGAAAAGAAACTTAAGCAGTTATACTTTGGTGATGAGAATTATAATCTTACAGTAGAAGAGAAGTCCTGTGAAGATGATTATAAGAAGCTAATATACACTAGGAATCTGAGGATGCTGGATAGTATGAGAAACAAAGTAGATACTATTAGTAAGTATTACGAAGATTCTCTAGAAGAGCAGTTAGATGAAAAGAAGATTAAAGATCTATTAGCTGGTATGGAAAAAGTAAAAGCTACCTTTCAGACACTAGATTTCCTCGAAAAAGCAGTTAAAGCTGAAGAAGTTAGTACTACTAAAGTACGTGGAGATGCTCAGATTAATCCTTATGAATTAGCTTAATTTGTGCAAATTATACACAAGTTTATAACAATAAATTAATGAGTACGTTATGTGAATATAAATAAAGAAACTATGAAGAAAGTACTTGATTTAACAAAATGCAATAGCACTGAAGAGATTTGTGATGTGCTTGAAAAAGAAATTGATAACAAACGAAAAGCAGATGCTTATCTTAAAGAAGCCGGTGAATCTTTGGTTGAAGAATATAAGAAAGAAGCAGTAGCTGAACCTAAGAAGAAAGGTATTATCAAGCGTACTATTCATTGGCTAAAGAGTTTGTTTAAGAAATAATCTCGTTGAACTGATAGAGAGGTCTGACAGGGACAGACGTTAAATATTCCCTGGCATATTGGAGCGTAACGTAATGGTAGCGTCGCCGGCTCTAACCCGGTATGTGTGTGGGTTCGAATCCTACCGTTCCAACCAATTAAAACTTGCGGAAAATGACATATAGAGATATAGATCCTAAACTAGCTGGAATTTACTTGTTTAAGAATAATATAAATGGTAAATGTTATATTGGTCAGGGAGTATCTATAAGAAAAAGACTTAAACATCATCTTAGTAATATTAGAAATAAACGATACGATTTACCATTATATAGAGCTATAGAAAAATACGGTTTACATAATTTCACTATAGATATAATAGAATCTTTTATTCCTGACGAATATACTACAGAACAATTAATAAAAAAGTTAGATGCTCTAGAAATAAAGTATATAGAAAAATATGAAGGTTATACTAATGGATACAACTGTACTAAAGGTGGAGACTTTGGAGTTCTAGGTTTAAAGATGACAAAAGAACAAAAGAAAAAAATATCTAACATTGCTAAAGAAGTAGCTAAAAAATTTTACAAGTCAGTATACCTTTATAATATAAAAGATAAAACTACTATATTTGCTATTAGTATAACAGCTGCTTCAAATATAACCAAGATACCTAGATCTAATATAACTAGAGCTGCTAGTGGTAAGTACTTACAAACACATGATCTATTGGTTGCTTACTCGTTAGAAGAATTAGAAATTAAAAAGACTAAAATAGTCCAGATTAAAGATACTAAATTTAGTACAAAATATATTGTAACTGCACATTTATGTAATGGCAGAAAAGAAAAAGGATCGGTATCTGAAATAGCTGAAAAGTTAAAAATAAGTAAGTCTATGGTCTATAGTGTATTAAATGGGCACAGATTTTTAAAAGATATTAAACTAACTAAAGAACTAAAGCAGATAGACCGCAAGCTATCTGCTTAAAGAATAAACTATGATTGACTTCTAGAAGAAAATAATAAATAGTGATAAGTTTAGAGAACCAGCTCTGTAGTTTTTAACTACAGGGCGTTATTGTTTATATCCAGCTGGTTCATCAGAATACTTTCAATACTGGGACGAATAGAAAGATCGTTGCATTAATGGTTATACCGCAGAGGATGGAGATTACATCACTGGGTATAACTATTTTTATATTAACTTTTGTCCAATGCAACGTATAGTTAACACTGTTACTAAATTACCTAATGGAGAAACTAAAATAAAAAGAGATAGTGTAGTAACATTTCCAGATTTCTATGATTATGACTATTTCTACTTCTAGGCAGTACAAGAAGCAGAAAATAAAGGAAAACATATATGTCTACTTAAATCACGTCGCAAAGGATATAGTTATAAAGGTGGAGCTATGGCGTGTCGTAATTATTATTTGATACCTAATAGTAAAACATATATATACGCTTCTAACAAGCAGTATCTTACCGAAGATGGTATTCTTACTAAAGCTTGGGACTATATGGACTTTATAGATAAGAATACAGCTTGGGGTAAGAAACGATCTGTTAATAGTACTATGCGTAAACGAGCTGGATTCTGGACTAAAGATGAATTTGGCAATGAAGTAGAAATGGGTTATAAGTCAGAGATTATTGGCGTTACTTTGAAAGATAATCCTGATGTAGTACGTGGTAAACGTGCCAAATTAATTCTATTTGAAGAAGGAGGTTCATTCTCAGAATTAGGTGCAGCATGGCAAATTGCTAGACCATCTGTAGAACAAGACGGTATAGCATTTGGTACTATGATTGTATGGGGAACTGGTGGTGACGAAGGCTCTGCATTTGAAACTATGAAAGATATGTTCTATAATCCAGATGGATACAATTGTTTAGGATTTGAGAACATATGGGATAGTACACCTACAGATAAATTGTGTGGATTCTTTGTTCCATAGTATACTAATCTAGATACTAGAGATGATGATGGTAATAGAATATACATGGATGATGATGGTAATACTATTACTAAACCTTCTCTTGAATTTATACTAGATGAGCGTAGAAAAGTAATAAGCACAGCTACCAATACTACTGCTATAGACCGTTATGTTGCAGAGCGTCCTATTACTCCACAAGAAGCAATGTTGGAATTTAATGGGAATATATTTCCTAAGAAAGAACTGTAGGAGCAATTAGGACTTATTCGTACTAATACTTAGTTATAGAATCATAAACAAGTAGGTGATTTAATATTTGACGAATCTGGTAGTATCAAATGGATACCTAAGAAACATGGCGATGTTACTAAGTATCCACTTGGTAAAGACGATGATCCTACTGGCTCAATAGTTATATGGGAACATCCAGCTAAAGATGCAACAGCTGGATTATATATAATAGGTGTAGACCCTTATGATCATGATTAGTCTGGTACTAATTCATTAGGATCATCTATTGTATATAAGAGGTTTTAGAACTTTGAAGAGTATTATGATATTATAGTAGCTGAATATACTGGTAGACCTGCAACAGCTGAAGAGTACTATGAGAATCTACGTAAGTTAGCGTTATACTATAATGCACGTATAATGTATGAAAATGAACGCAAAGGTTTATTCCCTTACTTTACTGCTAAGCATTGTGATTACTTATTAGCTGATCAACCTGATATTATTAATGATATAGTTAGTAATTCTAAAGTACAAAGAAGAAAAGGTTGTCACATGAATAAGTAGATAAAGCAATGGGGTGAAGGTATGATAAAAGAATGGTTGAATGAAGAGTATGCACCAGGTAAGAAAAACCTAACTAGGATACTATCAGAGCCGCTATTAGAAGAGCTAATAAGCTATAACGATACAGGTAACTTTGACCGAGTGATGGCGTTGATGTAGGTTATGATATATAGAGAACAACTATATAATGTAGTTGTTAAAAAGAAAGAAAAAGAAAACAAATAGAAGATGCTCTTTGATGGACCAATTTTTGCGCAGAGTTGGTTCAATGACGATACTCCAAGAGTATTTTCAAACGACGATAATGTATATACATTTTAATTATGAAGAATACTAAAAGTTTCCCTGCACAGAAACTACCAATGTCAAAGAAGACACAAGCCTGGAAAGAAGCCTGCGTAGACTATGTAGTAGGCGCTGGAGATTCAGGATTTGGTGGTAATGGTAGATCTAGATCTGACGAGATGTAGACTTACTATGATTTATATAATAGCATATATAATGAAAAGGATCTTAAATATGTAACTAATCCATTTAAACAAGATGATGGATTTCCCGCTATGGCATAGGATTATAATATTATTAAACCGTATGTAGATTAGTTACTTGGTGAAGAAACTAAAAGACCTTTTAATTTTCATCCACAACGCACAAGTGATATAGCTGCTAGTGAACTATAGGAAAAAGCCAAAGAAATGCTAATGGATTATATTCAGGCTACTATAGCTAGTAAGTTAAGTCCAGAACAAGCAGCCAGATATGAACAAGCATTAGCTACAGGAGAAATCTAGACTCCGGAAGCTATAGCTAAGTATCTATAGAAAGATTATAAGGATATAGCAGAAACTGAAGCTTATCATGCATTGCAATTCCTCAAGAGAAAATTGAATCTTACTCATGAATTCTATAAAGGCTGGAAAGATGCCTTAATAGGCGGAGAAGAAATATACTACATAGGTGTAATCAATGGAGATCCTTATGTAGAAAGAGTAAATCCTATGTACTTTGATTATGAGCATTCTTTAGACTTAGAATTTATAGATGATGCAGCATGGTGCCGCAGAAAGATGATCATGTCTGCTACTGAAATATACGACAGATTCTATGATAAAATGTCTGAAAGACAACTAAATGAGTTATTAGAACTTATTGATCAAAGACCTGGAGCAGGTAATAATCCAGAGATAAGAAAGACTAGTATAGATTATGAATCTATTAAACTACACAAGATTAATAGTTTTACAGATAATCCATTTGATATAGATCATATAGTAGTATATCATTGCTGTTGGAAGTCTTTCAAAAAGATAGGATTTGTTACTTTACTAAATCCAGAAACTGGAGAAGCTGAAGAATTTCAAGTAGATGAAGATTACAAAGTAACAGGTACAGAACAATCTGTAGAATGGGATTGGATTATTGAAGTATGGGAAGGATATAGAATTGGTGATGATATGTACATAGGAATTCAGCCTATTGAATATCAACATATATCTGCCGATAATCCTAATTCACAGAAATTACCTTACACTGGTGTAGTGTATAATAATACTAATAGTAAACCTAGATCATTAGTAAGTATGATGAAACCATTACAGTATATGTATATTGTAGTGTGGTATAGACTTGAGTTAGCATTATCTAGAGATAAAGGTAAAGTAGCAGTAATGGATATTACTTAGATACCTAAATCTATGAACATTGATGTTAATAAGTGGATGCATTACTTAAGTGCACTAGGTGTAGCTTTTATTAATCCTTATGACGAAGGATGGGATATACCAGGACGTGAAGGAGGTAAACCATCTCAATTCAACTAGTTATCTTCTTGGGACTTAACTATGAGTAATGTAATAGCTGAGTATATTCAATTAATGTAGAAGATTGAAGATATGGTAGCCAAACTTACGGGTATTACTCCACAGAGACAAGGGTGGATTGCTGCTAGTGAATTAGTAAGTAATGCTAATACTGCCGTTAATATGTCTTATCATATTACTGAACCTTGGTTCTGGAATCACAATTAGGTAAAAAGAAGAGTATTAACTATGTTGTTGAATACTTCTAAAGCAGCTTGGAAAGATAGTAAGAGATACTTGAATTATATATTGGATGATGCCACTAGAGCATTTGTACAATTATCTGATAATTTCTTCTATGAAGATATGGATATATTTGTAGATGATAGTACTAAGAATCAACAGTATATAGATCAATTAAAGCAACTGTTACAACCTGCTATGCAGAATGGTGCTAGTCTATTAGATATTGCTGAAATCATTACTTTAGATAACATGAGTATGATTAAGAATAGACTTGAAGAGATTGAACAGAAAAGAATGGAACAGATGCAGCAACAGCAACAAGCCGAACAACAAGCACAACAGCAAATGGCAGAACAACAGAATCAGCTTAAAGAAGAAGAGCTTATGCTTAAAGAAGCTGAAATGGATCTTGAAAAATATAAAGTAGATCAAGACAATGCTACTAAAATTACTGTAGCACAACTTAATGCTTATCGTGGTGCTGAGAATATGGATCAAGATATGAATGGAATTCCTGATCCAATTGAAATAGGAAAACAAGCTCTAGAATAGTAGAAGATAAATTCTGATATTGCTACTAAACAATTAGAACTCAACAATAAGCGTAGAGAAATAGAGCAGAAGAGAGAAGCTGAAAATAAGAAGATACAGCTTGAAAAAGATAGAATGAAGCATGAAACTGAGTTGCAACGTATGTCTGATAAAGCTGCTATGGATAGAGAGAAATTAAAAGCAAAAACTGCTATTCGCAATAAAGTAACAGGAGAGAAGTAATATGAAAGTAATACAGAATAAATTTATACCATTTAAGGGTTATAAATACATCAATATATTTGGTTTGATATTTACTAGAGATAAATCTAAAATAACAGATATTGAATATAATCACGAAAAGATTCATCTCAAATAGATGCAAGAAATGCTGTGGTTACCTTTCTATATTTGGTATGGCATTGAATATTTAATAGTATCTCTAGCTAGATTGTCAGATAAACAAGGAGATAGATATCATGATGTATCTTTTGAAGAAGAAGCTTATAACAACGATACTAATCTTGACTATTGTAAACAAAGAAAACATTTTGCTTGGTTGAAATACATTAAAATTAAAAATAATAAGGAGAATTAATTATGGCTTGTAAAGGTGGAAAGAAGAGCTCTAAAAAGGGTTCTAAGAAAAGTAAATAATTATGGAACGTGAAGCATTTAGATAGAGAATGCAACAGTATAAGTAGGCTAGGGAGAACAATCCCTAGCTGAAGTACTGGGATTGGAAGAAGTATGCAGATGGTGGTACTATAGATGAAGACCCACCACAGAATACTAGTGAAAGACCTATTACTAACTTTGATCCTAAAGGAGATCCATATAATCCTACATATGGATATAATCCAGGTGCAGGATATGTTTCAAATTCAGATCCATTAGGTAGTCTATATGTAGAAGGAGCTTTACTTAATCCAGTATTTAAACTAGCAGGTAATGCAGTATCTAATGTAGCTAGAGGATTAACTAAATACTCTTCTAAATATGTACCAGAAGTAAGAAGAACTGTGTAGGATAAAATAAACAGTTTGTTCCGTAGAGAAGCTGAAGATAAAGCTCGTACATATAAATTATATGATGATGCTATAGAATCTAGAAATAGAATAATTGAAGATCTATATTCTAATCCAGCTTATATGGAAAGAGCTAGATAGATTTAGAATACATATGGCGATGATTACGCTAAAGTATATGAAGATATAATTAATTAGTATAATACTAATTATTGGAATTTACCTAATCCTGTTATAAAACAGTTAGACGCTAAGGCTAAAATGTAGGCTAAAGATGCAGCTGTAAATAGGTATATTACTAGAAGACAACCAGCAGGATATGATGATTTTGAGTATTAGATAAATAGAAATCTTACAGAGATAGATTATCCTACTACTAGACACGAATTAGGACACTATGTAGATTTCAATTTAGCTAAAAGTTCAAACCCTGATTATAGCAACTCTATGTTTGCAGAGTTAAAAAGAGATTTATCAAAATAGAAGAATCCATTATTTCCAGATAAAACTGATTATTATAGCAAAGGTACAGAATAGAAGTCTTATATGAATACTCTTAGAGAGTATATGTTTAAGACTGGTATGATTAATAATATAGGAGATAAGGTAACTTCTAGATAGATTAAGAAAGCTATAAGATCGTTACCTAAAGATATGAGATCTATTGAAGCTGCTTATCTTCAATTTGCTACACCTGGATAGTACACAAAGTGGTTTAACAAGATACCTTTACTTGGTACTTATCCAATAGTAAATAAACAATTTTAGAATTATGAAGAAGATAAAGATAAAGCCAGAGAATAGAGGTAAGTTCAATGCAACTAAAAAGAAAACAGGAAAGACAACTGAAGAGCTAACTCACAGTAAGAATCCTGTAACAAGAAAGAGAGCAATATTCGCTTAGAATGCTGCTAAATGGAATAAAGGTAAAAAGAAGAAAAAATAAATCTAATTAAATATTTTAATTATGGATAAAAAAATGACATTAGGTGGATTTGAAGCTGTACTAGATAGCTTTATCCCTAATCCAGATGGTGGTTTTAGAAATTCAAATATTGATGAAAACGTTAATGTCAATGCTGATGAATTTGAATCACTAGACGATGAAGAATTGGAAGATATTAAAAAGAACAATATCGAAGTAAAAAATAAGAAAGAAAAGCCAGTAGAGGAAGGTACTGAGGAAGAAGAAATCGAAGAAGAAGATATTGAAGATAAACCAAAACGTAAGCCCGGTAGACCTCGTAAAGAAGAAACTATTGAGGAAGAAACAGAAGAGGAAGAAGGTGTTGAAGATAACAACGAAGAAAATGTTGTTACTAACTTCTTTGATGCTATGGCTGAAAAACTTAATTGGGAATTTGAAGAAGATGAAGATAAACCCAAAAGTGTTGATGAGTTAATTAATTACTTCCAAAATGTCATTGAAGAAAATAGTAAGCCTGAATACTCTAGTGAAGAAGTTGAAGCACTAGATAATTTTGTAAAGCAAGGTGGAGATATAAAGAAGTATCTGACTATTGATGCTGAGTTAGATTTAGATGATATTGATATTGAAGATGAAACTAATCAGAAATTAGTAGTAAAACAGTTACTTAAAGAAAAAGGGTTCTCTACTAAGAAGATTGATAAGTTAGTAAGTAGATATGAAGAAGCTGGATTACTTGAAGATGAAGCGCAAGACGCTTTAGAAGATCTGAAAGAGATTAAAGAGGAAAGGAAGAAACAGCTATTAGAGGATCAGAAAAAGGCTTATCGTGAATAGTTACAGAGACAACAGCAATTCTATGATAACGTTGTTAGCGAAATAAAAGGCTTAAAGAATATACGTGGTATTACAGTCCCTGAAAAAGATAAAAAGGTTTTAATGGATTATATACTTAAGCCAGACACAGACGGTAAAACAAAGTACCAAAAGGACTATGCTAAGGGTGGTGTTAAGAATCTCATAGAATCAGCATACTTTACAATGAATGCTGATAAGCTTATTGAAGCTGCGAAACGTGAAGGAAATAATTCAGCCATTGATAAGTTTAGACGAAGTTTAAAATCTAGTAGTATTACTACTAAATCTAGAAAACAAGCTACGAGTTCTGATGATGATCCAATTTGGTTCTCAGCTGCACGACAACTGCGTATATCATAATAATTAATTATATAAATAAAAAAATTAAATTACTAGTATTTTATGGGTAATAATATTCTTAATAACCTCCAATTATACAAAGGTAAATGGTTTTCTGATTTGATCGACACTAATAAGATTAGTCTCGCTTCTCAGCAAAGACCTTATGAGGTATCTACTATCCTGTCATACGTATTTGGTACTAAAGATAATGGTTACAGTACTTCTCTTGATATGTTGACAGGTGGTCTTGGAAATGTAATGACTATTGATCAGCCTTCATTTGAATGGGGTGTTATGATTGACCAGGACAGAGCTGTTACAATTCGTGACGCTAAATGGAATGGTGCTGCAATTGGTAAAAATTCTACTCCAGGTTTGGGCAACACACCTGTTACTTTGTGGTTGGAAGATGCATGGTTTGGTCCTGGTGCTACTATCGAATTTGATGATAAGAGTCAGGCACGTATTCAGGATGCTCCGTATCAGGATGGTAATCTGTATGTTTATACAGTATTTGTATCTAATGGTAGCCCCGCTTCTTATATTGATCCTGCTGTTTTAGCTTCTGGTTGTCAAGTGAACCGTTTGGCTTCTGCTTATGAAGAATACAGTGAAGAGGCTGATATCCTGAACTACAACACTCACTTCAAGATGCGTAACTATTTGACTACAGTACGTCTGTCTTATGATATCACAGGTTCTGCTTACTCTACAGTTATGGCAGTAGCTTTGAAAGATCCTAAGACTGGTAAAACTTCTTATTTGTGGTCTACATTCCAGGAATGGGTTGCAATGCGTGAGTGGTACAAACGTCTTGAAAGAGCTTTGGTATACAATCAGAACAACGTAAACAAAGATGGTTCTTGTAATCTGAAAGGTAAGAATGGTCGTCCTGCATTTATTGGTGCTGGTTTGCTGGAACAGATTGCTCCGTCTAACAGACGTTATTATACTCGTTTGACAGCTGAACTGTTGGAAGACTTCTTGTTTGACCTGTCTTACAATGTATTGGGTACTAATGAACGTAAGTTCGTTGCCTTGACTGGTGAAATGGGTATGCGTGAATTTGACCGTGTACTTAAAGAAAAGATGGCTAACATGAACTTGATTGACACAGTATTCGTAACTGGTTCTGGTGATAATTTGAAGTTCGGTGGTCAGTTTAAGACTTACGCAATGTCTAATGGTATTGAATTGACTTTGAAGTATTTCCCGTTGTATGACAATACTACTTATAATCGTCAGTTGCATCCTGTTACTTTGAAACCGTTGGAATCTTACCGTATGACATTCTTGGATTTGGGTCGTCGTGATGGTGAAGCTAACATTGTTAAAGTAGTTCGTAAAGATCGTGAATTCGTTAACTGGTGTACAGCTGGTTCTGTAACTCCTGCTGGTTACGCTCACTCTAACACAGAAGTTCGTTCTAACGCTAAGGATGGTTACTCAGTACACTTCTTGGGTGAAGTCGGATTAATGCTCCGCGACCCCAGAGCATGTGGAGAATTAATAATGTCTTGTGAATAATCTACGCGTTTGTGGGCAACATAAATATATATTCTGCGTTATAGTAGTATATTAAAAATTAGAAAATATACTACTATGAGCAGAATATATAAAATTACAGATAGAACTAACAATAAAGTTTATATTGGACAAACTAAACGAGACATTTATAAGCGTTTTGCCGAACACATTTATCGTGCGTTAAACTCACAGCGTAAAAATGATAGAACTCTAGCTATCTATATAGCTATAGTAAACCACAAACCTGAAAATTTTCAAGTAGAGCTTTTGGAGAATGTAGAAGGTACACCAAAACAGGTAGACGAACGAGAGATATATTGGATAAAACAATATGATTCTACAAATCCAGATAAGGGTTATAATTTAGATAAAGGCGGTCATGTTATTTCAGAAGCCTGTCGTAAAGCTGCTGAAAAACATCTATTTAAAACTGGAGATAAATTAGAAGGTAAAATGCTTGAAAACGCTAGAGCCAATGGCATGAAAGTTGCAAAAAAAGTATTGCAATTCGATAAAGAAACAGCTAAACTTATTGCAGAATATCCTAGTATTATGGAAGCTAGCAGATCTACAGGTTGTGACCGCAGATCTATTCAACGGCAATTACAAGGTGAATATGGAAATCCATCTTCTTCTAGAAGTTGGTCAAATTTAAAATATATTTGGTCTTATGATGATCAAAACGTAAACCGTGATTATATAGTTTGGGATACGATAAATAGTTTCAGAATGTTTTCAACATTGGAAAAAGCGGAAGAATTTTATAATAATCTTGAAAATTGTCCTGATAAAAAGATAGAAGAACTTATAACCCATCAAAAAGTTCTTTTATATAATATGAATAGAGAATTAAAAGAAAGTTTATAAAACTGAACAATCTAATATATAATTATATTATGGAAGTAATCGTTAGAATAACTAAATAGAATCCGTGGACTGGATTAGTAAAATGGTCCAATTGCTTTGATTATCTAGGTTCCTATTGGACAAGATCTGGTAGTCGTTACACAGGTCTAACTCAAGATAAAGCTAGAGAACTAGAACAGAAAATGGGTAAAGCTGAAGGAGAATTAGATCCTGATAGTACATTTTGGGATACATTTGCAATTAAGATTGGTAAGAAAGAATTAGTAATTAATACTGATAGACCTGAAGGAGAATTGCAATATTTATTCCTATTAGGACATAAGAGAGTAGCAAATGGCATTGATAAAGTAACTCCATCTACTGATTATGTACTTATAAATAAAGAAGCTGAAGCAGAACAAATTAATAAAGCTAACAAAGTTAAACGTGATGCTTATAGAGCACTGGATAAGATGAGTCTTGAAGATATGCGCAAATGTCTTAGACTTCTTGGAATTAAAGCTGACACTATGTCTAATGAATTGGTTGAAGCTAGACTTGGTGAAAACGTAGAAGCTGATCCAGCAAGATTTATTAGAATTTGGGTAGATAATCCTAATAAAGAAATTAACTTTGTAATTGAAGAAGCTTTAAGTAAAAATATTATTCGTAAGAACAGATCATCATATTACTTTGGTACTGATCTTATTGGTAACGGTCTTGAAGATGTAATTGCATATTTGAAAGACAAAAAGAATCAAGATATTTACTTAAGTATTATGTCTGAAATAAAATCTAAATAATGACTAGAGAACAATTTCACTCATATTTTAAAGTAGCAATGGACAAGAACTCTCAAAGCGTAGCCTTTGGGGGTTGTCCTGCTTTCTTACCAGAAGAAATAGATTACTGGTTAGATCAAGGTTTATACCAAGAAATCAGTAATAAGTTTACTGGCAATAACTACTTAAAGACTAGCTTTGAAGGATCTGTAAAACGTATTCACGATTTAGAAAAATTAGTACGTACAGATGTTAACGTTGTTGCTAATACTGAAACAAATTCAAATAGATGTTATGTTACTAACTTATTCAACGGTGACAGAATGTTCTTTGTAGATGCAGTGTTAAACTTCAATAGTAACAAAGCTACTATAAAATTAATAGATCATTCTGACGCTACTAAGTTCAAGAAGACTTACAATAACAATCCTTGGATAGAAGATCCAGTAGCTGTAATAGAAGACAATACTCTATATATCTATTATGATTACTTAGCTATGAGTAGTAATAGCTATTCTGTAGATATTACCTATATTAAGTTTCCCACTAAGATAGAAGACTTACCAGCTGAAGGTATGAGTGAAATACCAGAGTATATGTAGTTTGAAGTAATTAACAGAGCTGTAGAACTAGCATTAGAAGATATTGAGTCTAAGAGAATATAGACTAAATCACAGTTAAACCAAATAGATGAATGATTATGACAAATCGTGGATTTCAAATCGAGTTTGAACGTAGGCTATAGTTAATGGATCCTAATTTAGTTATTAAGGATAAGCTATCCTCAGACACTATTATATCATTCATTAATGAGGCAATTGATAAATTTTATAAAACAAGATACTCAGGTATTAACTTTAAAGCTCAAGGATTTGAGTAGACAGAAAAGCGTATAGATGATTTGCGTACTTTAGTTCGTAAAAAGAACTATTCTAACACTTAGATAATTAAAGGAGTTAGAAACTCATACTCAGTAGAATTACCAGATGATTATGTATTATTACTTGGAGATACTGCTGGTATACAGCCGAGTGATGAATATCCTAACGAATGCTGGGAAAAAGACGATTTAGGTGCATATATAGTTAAGTATACAGATACGTTAGAATCTACGATTGAAACATTAGATAGACAATTAAGTAATTCACTATCTGAACACAAATTAAAATATTGTCAAGCTAGACCTTTAAAGTTAATTCAAGATAATAATGTAATATTATACACAGACGGTAAATATAAAGTAAGTGAATATGAGATTACATACTTAGCTAAGCCATCTAAAATTAATTCAAGTAATATTACTAATACCGAATATATAGATTTGCCAGAACATACACATATGGAAATTGTGAAAATGGCAATCTAGATTTATCTTGCTACTAAACCAATGTAGCACTATAATGCTTATTCCAACGAAATTGCTTCAATGGAATAACAAATAAATTAATGCGTTTGTCTGACCTGGAAATCTGAAATAAGGAAAGTAGAAGGACAAACTAGACTAGCGCTAAGTCTAACAATTAATTATTTTTATATAAACTATGATTACACGCGTTGATACCGTATTAATCGGAAAGAAATGCCCTACAGCCTATACTACTGTAGATGCTTTGGCTAAAGGGGACGTTGCTTTATTTGACTAGAATAAAGCGCTAATTACAACTGCTGCTAATGCAGTAAATGCATCTACTGTTTATGTAGGTGTAGCTGGGGATAATATGACAATTACTCTGCCCAACGGTACTACTGCAACAAAGAGAATGGTAGAATATTCTAACGCCATTCAAAAAGCTTCTAAACCTTCGTATGTACAAGGTGATTATGTTGCACCAGTTCAAGAGAAAATCGAAATTGATTTAACTAGTGCTACTGTTGTTATCGGTCACAGATATGTTTTACGCATTGTTTATAAAGACTTATATGAAGCTCCAGGACAGTTTACTCATACTTATGAAGTAATTGCTTCAACTGAGACTGCTGATGATTTGGGAAATGCACTTTTAGCTAAAATTAACAAACACGCTAATCGTAGAGTAAGTGCTACATTTGCAAGTCATAAGCTAACTTTAACTGCAATGGAAAAAGATGACAATGAAGGAGTCAATTCTTTGAATGAATACTCTGTAGTTTCTATGGAAGCTTCTCTGTACGTTACTATTCCTGGTGCATTATTGTCTAATGTTCCTGAAGCAGTTCCTGGTGCAACTATTACTAAGACTGCTGGTAAACCTGGTAAAGGTTACTGGAAACAGGTACGTGATATGGAAGTACGTATGTTGGGTTATAAGGGTCATGTATTCACAGATGCGTATCCTGCAATTGAACCAAAACGCAATGTTGAAGAAGGTTCTACATACGATTACTTTACTATTGAAAATGATAATCTGTATTTGAGTCCTGATAATCAGTATATTAAGACTACTCCGTTGACTACAGAAGTATATATTGAACACAATACTACTAATAAAACTTCTGTATTCGCTAAGGCTCTTAAGGCATTTATTACAGGTGAAGCAGAATAATACACGGTTTCTTTATTTAAACCCAGGCGAGGTTGAGGTTTATCCTCGGCTTCGCCTTTTTAATTTTTTGTAGATATGAAAATAATTAATGCAACATTAAAGAACGATACTATAACTATAACTTTAGATGCTAAGGCTAATGTACATAAGATTTATCTAGATTCAATAATAAATCAAAAGAACATGTATTCTGATGAAGATGATAAACACACTCATGTAATATCTGACTTTGTTGCTTAGGATAATACTGTTATTGTTGATATTACTGAGTATAATGAAACTTCTTTTATAGTAAGCGTTCTTACATCAGAGGGTAATAGAGATGAAGCTATAGCAATAGATCAGAATGAATTATATTTAGCTAAAGTAAATCTACTTACTACATATTGTAATACATGTTTAGATAAACATTAGAAGCATATAATAATGATGTGTGATTTTAGATCATAGTTATTGTAGTATGCTTTAGAGCACAATCTTACTAAAGATGCTATTGAACATTACATAGATCTTAGTAGAATGTTAGGTATGGTAGATTATCATAATTGTAGTAAGTGCCTATCTCCTAATAAAGTGTGTAAATGTTGTAATGGTATGTGTGCGCTATGATAAAAGAGGAATATAAAAATGGATGCAGATTGAAAGAATAGGTAAAGTATAACATTGATTATGATGATTGCCAAATTCTTAATCTAACCTGTGCTAATTACATATATGATTTAGTATAGGAATCTTCTAAATATGAAACAAAATTAGAAGACATTAAAAAGATGTTATATATGATAGAAAAGTTATTAGGACACGAAGTACAATATGATATTCCAGAATATCATGGAGATAATAAAAAATGTTATTTTGGTGTAGTATCAGATAATTTTGTTATTAATGAAGATAATATAAAACAATTAGATTATGTACTACAAGATACAAAAGAATTTGTTAAAAGCTTTAGTACTGATTATCAAAAGATATTATATTGTTATCCTAATGAATTTGGAGATATAAATAGCATAAAAGATCAAAATCAATTTGAGATAAAAGAGTCATTTTAGAGGAATGCTGTAACTATAGATGGTATATTATATAATGTATATATACTGAAAGACGCATCCACAGTAGATAATTATAAAATATATTTTATATGATACAGGTAGCTGATAATTTTAACTATAGAGGAAAAAAGCCTAACTTTGATAGAGATAGTTTTGATACATTATAGGATATGAAGAACTATTCTGAAAATAGTTTAGATGATGGTCATATATCTTATTGTAAAGAAACTGATAAACATTATAAGTTTAATTCTAATAATCAGTCAGATCCTACTACTGGTAAATGGGTAGAATAGCACGAAGCTGTTCCAGCTGATGAAGAAGATATAACTGAACAAAATGGTACTCTATAGTTAGCAAATAAAACTTATGATAAACAGTCTTTCAGTGGTTTGGGTAGAGTATATCTAAGAAAGAATATAGTAGGTGATAAGAATGTTCTTACTTAGGCTATGATCAATAAAGCTAATACTATATATGTTATTCAGTATGATTATGATTTAAAAGAAGCCAGTATAAATATTCCAGAAAATTGTGTTTTATAGTTTGACGGTGGTAGTTTAAGTAATGGAAATATTACATTAAATAATACTATTGTTAGTTAGCCAAAAATAGATAACACCAATGTAAAAATAATTGGTAATATGTTTAATACCAATGGTGATAAAATCAACGCTATTTATTATTGGGTTAAAAATAAAAATATTACATTTAGACATAATTTATTTTATGGAACAAATGGATTTGATAATAATTATAATAAACTAAAAACTTTAGGTATTAATGAATTTTAGGTTTTTTTTTAGCTTGAATAATAGTAAAGAACTAGGATTTAAAACAGATGATTCTACTATTATATACGGAATAGATAATATCGTTAATTATTTTAAAGGTAAACACGTAGATATACGTTCTATTAAATTCCATAATTATCCAATTGATTCATACAATGAAATAAAATAGCATGTAGAAAATATTATAAGCAGTAACATATTTCCATTTATTGAAAGTATATTTGTAGTAAATGAAAATCAATCTGTATTTAGCAGCAATACTAATATTGACAATTACGTATCTATCGTAAACGAACTAAGTAAAAAATATACTAATATTGATTTTGGAATTATATCTTCTGACTTTATTGGAATAAGATTAAGTAAGGGTTATATACTTACATCTTTAAATGGTAAAGGAGTATTTGCTATTAATTACTATCCAAAAATGGGTAACAATGAAGATCCATATGATAATAATATAATTGATAATTTTAAGTATAATGTTTCTAATCATTTTGGAAATTATTCTAATTTGTGCAGATTTTTAAATGTAAGTCTAGATAATAAAATTTATATTACTGAAACGGGATGTAATGATTATGAAGATGGCGGCTTTACTGGTGGCAATGATTCTACTATAAAGGGAAATATAAACTCTGTTAATGCTATTAGATATATGAACCATTTATTAAATAATCTTAATTTAAAGAATATTGTAGCTATATATGGATGGAGATGTCATCAATGGGATGATAAAACTATAAATCTAGCGGTTAATAATTTTTCTAAACTTAATAAAATATGATTGAAAGGTTTTATATAAATAATACTAGCATTTCATCTAAATGTAATAAAATATTTGATTTTAAATTATTATCTCAAAATGCTACAATATGTGTTCCTATAAGGATATTTAATATATCTTTTGTTGATAATATTTCAAAAAACAATATTGAGTTATTATTAACAATTAAGAATAGCATTGACTAGTGCAAATTAACTATTACAAGTTATGATAATATAAATAATTTAGATACAGAATATAAACATTTTTTTATTGGTAAAGATGATGCTGGAAACTATGGTGTATACAGTGATAAATCTACAAGTATTATAAGAATTGAAATAGATATTCTATAGCAAAGCTTATATAAGCCAAATATATATAATTTAATATTATCCACTCAAGAATTTGGCGTAGATAATAGTACTTATAATAAAGAACAAGTTGAGATAATAAAATATTCTCAATATTTAGAAGGTCTGGAATATACAAAATATAGAACTGGTAAATTAACAGTTTTAGATAATAAAGAAGCTTATGTTCCTTTATTAGTAATTAGTAAGGACAACAGTATAGATAATTTACCTACTAATAGTTCATCAACTTTTAAATATTTTGTTTATAATAGTTAGACTAAAAAATTAAATTATAGATATGGAGATAATTTATATGCTATCAATTCTACTATTGTAACTGAAAATAATCAACGACCGTCTTTAAGTAATGTAGATAAAGGCACAATGTACTTTGACAATACATTAAACAAGCCGATCTTTTGGGATGGTACTAAGTGGATAGATGCTACAGGAGCTACTGTATAACAATAAAATAATTAAGATATGGCATAGTATGCAACTAAAGATGAATTAAATGAACTCACAGGATTAGTAAGAACATTGTAGGGTAATGTATAGACTCTAGATACTAGTGTTGGTGAGCTTGATACATTAGTTGAAAGAATTAATCATTTAGCTACTCTTAAAGATGTTACTATTACTTATATTACAGAAGGAGATTTACTGTAGTATGCTAGTGATGGTACATGGCACAATATCCAACCATCAGCATTAGGTATTGGTGGTGGTGAAGGCGGTGGTGTAGTAGATACTGCTGTAGTAAAAGCTATGATTAAATCTGAAGGTAGTAAACTATTCTTAAGTAAACTGTACGATGATACAGCAGCTGGTATAATTACTTTCAACGGTGGTTTAAGAAGTAATAAAATGACTTATCTAAATCAAGGAGTTTAGATAGGTACTTTTGTTACTGGTATGATTGGTGGTACAGGTGCTCAAATAGATAAAGACGGTAGAGGAGAAATGACCAGCCTTATTCTTAGAGAGTTCTTAGAAGTACCAGAATTAAGATTTAATAAGATAGATGTAGTAAGTGGTGAGCTATGGAATTCAATTGCATTTGGTACAGTTGAAGATGTGGATCTAGTTAACCAAATCGTTACATTAAAACTAGAAGATGGTGAGTATAGTGGTATACATGTAAATGATATATGTAGAGGTATATTCCATAATTTTGATGGAGTTAATAATACTGAAACTGGTACTGACGATTGTGGCTTTGATAAAGTATAGGGTTTTACTACATCTTACTTTACACCTATCGAAGTATTAGATGCTAGAGGTAAGTAGTTTAGATATTCATTGAAACAAGGTACTACGCAACATCCTTGTAAGTCAATGAAATTTGCTGTTTATGGTAACTTTACTGATGAAACCAGACAAGATAGTGCTTACTCTACTAGACAATATAAGAGATATTTAAAGAAAGTAAATACTTGGCATATTAACCCATCTAAAAACATTGCATCACAGTTTGGTTTATTAGATGGTTTAAATATACCTGGAGCTCCTAATGACGGTAATCTTACTGGTAATGGTGCTTATATTAGTAATATTTATCTTACAGATGCTTATGTGCAGTTTACTCCTGAATAGATAGAAGACTTACATGGGCAAGATGCTTACTCTGTATCTCTTACTAGAACTGAAGGTAGTATAATTGTTGATAATGAATTTAATATTATAACTGATTATTAGCAGCAAGAACAATTTACATTTGAAGTACAAGCGTGGAGAGGGAAAACACCTTTAACTTATAACACTGTGGTAGATAGAGATACATTCTTCTGTACTTGGGAATCTAATGGCATTGAATGTAGAGTAGATAATGGTAAGTTTACTATTACTAAAATTACCAATATTCACGATATGAAGTTGCTTGTTTATGTTCATTGTGAAGGTATAGCTATATTTAATAAAGAGTTTAATCTGTCATATTAGTTAGAGGGTAACAGTCTGTGGGTAACTTATAATGACAATGATGCTACTCCCGATAGACCTATTGGAGATGGTACTTCCTATGGATGGCATAGAAATTATACTGCATCTGCTATTTGGATGTCTACTAAAAGTGCCCGTAAAGTAGATGATCCTGATGTGCAATGGGGCGATCCTAATAGATTTAGAGGTGCTTCTGTAGCTGGTAAAGATGGTCAGTATACAGTGTTCTGTTATACTAACTCTAGTATAAAACCTCCTAAACCTACTAGTTCTTAGATACCACCTGCTGATGATAACTATACTTGGTACATGTATCCACCTACTAGAGAAAGTAAGGAAGTATTTACCTGGATGATTCAAGCTACTGTATATGCAGATAAATCATTATCTGGTTGGACAGATCCTATTAGACTTACTGGTGAAACTGGTGAAGATGGTTCTGATGGAACTAAGTTAGAATTCATTTACAAAGTAACCAGTGCAAGTGATGCTCCTGATAAACCAGATACATCTCAGCAAGATGATTATATACCATTTGGTTGGTCAGATAGTCCTCAAGGAGTATCTAAAGATATGATGTATGAATGGGTATCACAACGAGAAAAGAAAGCTGCTAAAATTGGGGAAGGTGTTTGGGGAGAATTCTCAGAACCAGTTTTGTGGTCTAAGTGGGGTGAAAAAGGTATGGATGGTGATGGATATGAATATATATTTACTCGTACCGCTGATGTTGATAGAGTACCTCAAACTCCTTCGTCTATTCAATAGAATGATTATATTCCCACTATATCTAATGGTGGTTCTAAAGACTATAATTGGTCCGATGACCCAAAAGGAGTAAATGAGGATTATAAGGCAGAGTGGACTTGTAAACGTGTACGTACTGATGGAGTATGGTCTAACTTTAGTACACCAGCACTATGGTCTAATTGGGGTGAACAAGGTTTATCAGGTGGTCATTATCAATATAGATGGAAGATATCTGCTACTAAACCATCTATTCCTACAGATGCAGCTGCTTCAGGTTGGTCTACTAATAGTGAGTTAGTACCAGGAGATGGTGAGTACGTATGGTAGATTCAACGATTTGCTAATCCAGATGGTACTTTAACGGCATGGTCTAATCTTATACGTCTTACTGGTGCTGATGGTGAGGATGGTAAAGATGGTAATAGTATTGAATTTATTTATACTAGGAATGCAGATGGATCTCAACCTTCTACTCCTGCTAGTGTAAATCAAGCTGGTCATATACCTTCTGGTTGGACAAATCATCCTTCTGGTGTTACCGCATCATTAATGTATGAATGGGTATCTCAAAGATACCTAGATAAGTCTACTTAGAAATGGGGCGATTGGTCAACTCCTGGTATATGGTCTAGATACTCAGAAAGAGGTAAAGATGGTGATGGATACGAGTACATCTATAGGAGATTTTCTAACTATGTTGGCGGTACTAGTTTAGCTCCAGGTGGTTAGTATTATCCACCAGCTAATGTGGACTCTAGTGAATATCAACAAGACGATTATGTACCAGACGGATGGACTGATAATCCAACTGGTCCTACAGATGCTATTAAATATGAATATGTATGGACTAGAAAGAAGGAAAATAGTAAATGGTAGGCTTGGAAGACTGGCGCATTGTGGTCTAAGTGGGGAGATAAAGGAGATCAAGGAGATCCGGGACAAGATGGATCAGATGGATCTGATGGAGCAGATGGATATAGTATTACTATGAGTGGTGCTCCAGCATCTATTAGATCAAGTTTAGGGTATTTGCAAACTACTAGTTGTACACTCAGAGCTATTAAAACTAATAGCAGTGGAGTAACAAGCTAGGCATATGGTTACTTTGCTGTATATCGTTATAGTGGTAGTAGTTGGAATAAAGTATCTTCTTCTAGTTCTAATCAATCCTCTTATACTGCAAGCTGGGCTTCAGATACGTATGCTACTAAATTCTGGTTTGGTTTCTGTACAGATACTGCTCCTTCACCTGGTAGTCAGTGGACTGTAATCAGTTATGAAGCTCCTGTAGTATATGATGGTACGAATGGATCTGATGCTGATAGTAGTTATACCATTATGCGTGATTGCGGTTATTGGAAAACTGGAGTTACTTATTATAAAGCAGCTGCAACTACAGCTATGAGCAGTAGTGAATATACTAAGTATGAGAATTACCAAAATATGACAGTTGTAGATTATGTTCAATATGCCGGTAATACATATTTGGCTAAGTCTACTAATACTAATCAAACTCCATCCTCAAGTAGTTCATATTGGCAACAGGCTAGTAAAAATAACACCTTAACTGTAAACAATCTATTAGCTAATAATGCTAAACTTGGTGAATTTAGTTTCAGTAATAATGTATTTACTTCTAGCAATGGCAAACTATCTATGAATAGTAGTACTGGTAAGCTTACATGTACTGATGCTGTTATTACGGGTGAAGTAAATGCTACATCTGGTAAATTTAAAAATCTATATTTTGAAAATTGTTTTACTAAAAATAGATTTCTAAATATTACACATCTAAATAGATCTTCATCTGATATAGATGATCCTAAATATGGTGATACATATTGTTCAAATAGTAGGTTATATTCTTATCAATCAGATGGTTGGGAGGATGCATTAGAATTATATACTAGTTCTACTAATGCAATAAGCGTATATGCTAATCCTTCTTATTCTAAAATTATACATATGACTGGAGCAAAAAGCGGTTATACAAACAAATTGATATTACCAAGTGTTAGTGAAAATAATTATGGTACTGAAATGACTATTGTTTGTAGACAATATCCATCAACTAGATCTATTACTGGAACTGAAGGTAATTTGCACATAGTTACATATGATAATAGAGGAAGTACTTATACAGATGAAAGAACTTTAGTTTTAGCCAAAGGTAATAACGGCGGTATATTAAACGTAGTTAGTACTCCATAGGGATGGCTAATTACAAATTGTTCGCACGATGGTTGCTCAGATTCTAGTATTATTCTAAAGTTTAAAGTTTAGTATAACGGTAGTTCATATGCAGTGGTATCGTCTAGTATACACAGTATATATAATTTTAATAATAGTAAAATTAGTTGTACTAGAAGTGGTGCAGGAGCGGTAGGGATAACTATAACTAGCGGGACTAGTTATTTTTGGACTCCGTGTGATGTACGAGTATATGGAAGTTATAGAACAGAAGGTGTAACTGGTAGTAATGCTCATCCAATATATGCAACTTTAATATCATATAGTACTGGAGTTACTGCTTTGAACATAAGTGTACAATTAGCAGATGATGATACTCTAAATGATGGTAATTTCTATGTAGATATTTACGGTGGTTTTGCACAATATATAGGAAACAATCCGACTTAATTTTATGAATATACATAATCAAATTAAATAGTTAAGTGATAGAGAACTACTAGAGGGCATCTATTAGATGCTCCTAGTAGTAATGTAGGAACAATTAATCAGTGATAGCAAATAGTTAGGTATAAACGTTATAGCTGATTTATTAGTAGATAATATGTATAGAAACAGAGAAAGAAATGAAAATAATAACAATGCGCCATATCTTGGGCAACAAAGTATTACAATATGATGTTGATGACAGAGGAGTTATTGTAGATGAGAGAGAAATTGATAGAGACGATATGTCAAAGCCTGTAGATGTTTATGCGGTAAATTTTAATGACTGGAGACCGTATCCCTCTGTAAATGCTGATATAATTATAACAAGCACCTCATTTGTCATAACTAGATTTGCTACACTGAACGATGCAGTAAAGTGCTACATTCCTGACCAAACAAAAAATTTCCCAGGAATGAAAGTGGAAGTGAAAGGTATAGTTGACGGGCAGGAATTATACTGGGGATATAGTGCTGATGTAAAATTAGTCAATATCACATCAGACGGAACCTATGATATTCCGCCATTGGAAACTGTAAAGGGTAATCTGTCATTCAGAAACGGCAATATTGCCGGTCCTTGTAATATAATCATCACTTAGCTACCGTTACGACAACAATGAGTTAAATGAAATATTAAATAGCGAAGTATGGACAGAAATGAATTAATAGACAAATTAAAACCTTATTTTAAAGTAAGTGAATTAGTATGCCCTCATTGCTACTCCAAGTTTGGTGAATCTTCATGGTAGTTTATAAGTACAGAATTACTTAGTACTTTGTATATACTACGTACTAAGATATTCAATAAACCTATCACTATTAATACTTGGAAAACAGGTGGATAGTTCTCACAGAGAGGATTGCGTTGTAATATGTGTTAGTTAGTAAAGAATAAAAGTAGTATTTACTTATCCGCACACTGTTTAGGTAAAGCAATAGATTTTAATGTAAAGGATTTAGATAGTAATGCAGTGAATAACATAGTAAGATAGAATGCTGAATTATTTGAATACCCTATTAGATTAGAAGCTAATACCAATGGATGGTCACACATCGACGTATACCAGCCAAAAGACTCTTCTAAGAAGCTTTTAGAATTCAATGGATAAGTTGTTCATTTAATAAAGAAAATGGCTTAAAACGCCTTAAAATGCGTTATGGAAAAAGAAACTATATTGTATAATATATTATATGTGGATAATAGAGCTAGAAACATTATTCCTGAAGTAATAGATGCTTGGAATCTTACCCCACATAGATTTATTAAATCTGGTGAAACTGTTTCACTAGATGTTCATAGTAATATGTACAATATTCAAGGATTTAGTTCTGCACAGTATGTACATATAAATGTCAAATAGGATAGAATAGACATTACTCTAGATCCTAATGACACAGATGCTACTAGATAGGCACGTATATCACTTAATATAAGTGACTCTACTGGTACTCATAAATTATTACAATTTGTAATACATTAGAATTAATAATTAAAATATACGTATATGACAAGAATAACAAGAAGCTATATAGCTCCAAATCCTAAAGAATTTGATTACTGGGTTGACTTAACAGCAGATCCAAAAGGTAATGTAATTAAATATTACGCCGGAGGTAGTAAATGGTTACCTTTAAACGATGATACAGATAATGATCAGAGTGCTAGAATTGAGGCACTTGAATCAGGTAAAGTAGATAAGGTAGAAGGAAAAGAACTATCCAGTAATGACTTTACTGATGCATATAAAACTAAACTAGATGGTATTGCTGCACAAGCAAATAAATATGTTTTACCAACAGCTACAGCTGAAATTATTGGTGGAGTAAAGGTAGGAGCAAATATTTCTTATAGTAACGGTACAATTAGTCTTAGTAAAGCTAATGTGACTAGTGCATTAGGATATACACCTCCTACAGCAGATACTAAAGTGACTATAAATAACACTTTAACAAGTACTAGTACTACAGAAGCTTTAGCTGCTGCTCAAGGCAAAGCTTTAAAAGATTTAATTGACGCATTAACTACAAGAGTTGCTGCATTAGAAACTCCAGCAGCTTAATATAACAAATACATATGGTAACGAATAGGATAATATTTTTTGCAACATCTGTTCAACCTAATCCAGAAGAAATAGACTATTGGGTTGACTTATCTGATAATCCTTACGGTGGTAGCATTAAATATTTCAATGGAACCGAATGGGTAAGGCTGGCTGCCTCTGGTGGTATACCTGATCTTAGCAACTACTATACTAAAACATAGGTAAACAAATTGCTTAATGATAAAGCAAACATTAGTGATGTAGATAGTAAAGTAGATGATGAAGAGGTAAAAGACGTAATAAAAGATATACAGTTTAATACTTCAAATCCTAATGACATTACTATGGTAATGTTTAAGTATGATGGAAGTAATAAAACTGTTTCAATACCAGTAGCCTCTACAAGTTCTGCTGGTATTATTACATCTAAAGACTTCTTAGACTTTGTTAAGCAGCATCAGTTATAGGAACTTCATACTGAAATGATTGATACTTTTGCTGATATACGTGCAAAGTATTAGAAGAAACTCATTGCGGGTTTAAACATTGAAATTGATCAAGAAACTAATGTAATTAGTGCATCTGGTGATCTAGCTGTACAATGGGATAATATTACTAATAAACCAGATTTTAAACCAGTAGCTACATCTGGTGATTATAATGACTTAATTAATAAGTTAAAACCAGGTAAAGATGTTAGTATTAGTGAAGATAATGTAATTAGTATTGCTATTGATTCAGATTCATTAGAATAGTCTTTAGCTACTTTACAAAGTAATATAGATAAAGAAGCTGCTACTGCTCGTGCTGCTGAAACCAAATTAGGCAATGATATAGCTACTGAGAAGAATAGAGCTCAATCTGCTGAATAGACTATTAGTACTAACTTACAGAATGAAATTGATAGATCTACTCAGATAGATACTCAACATACTAATGCTATAAACAAAGAAGTACAAGATAGAAAAGAAGCTATTGCTACAGAAGTTAGTGATAGAAATGCAGCTATCTTAGTAGAAACTAATAGAGCTAAGGCTAAAGAAGAAGAACTTGATAATAAGATTACAGATCATACTGCTGCAACTAATGCTGCATTAGCATTAAAAGCAGATAAGTCTGACACTTATACTAAGGCACAAGTAGATGCTAAACTATCTGGTGCTTATAAAGTAAAAGGATCTAGTACATTTGAAGCTCTACCTAAAGACAACAATGTAGTCGGTGATGTATATAATATTACTAATGCATTTAACTTAGGTGGTAAGCATTATGATGCTGGTACTAATGTAGTATGGACTGAAGAAGGTTGGGATGCTTTATCAGGTTCATTTGATACTACTGCTATTGAAGGTAGTATTCAAGAAGTAGCTGATGATTTAGCTCAAGAGATACTTGATAGAACTCAAGCTGATACTACTATTAATAACAATGTATCTTCATTATCTAATAGAGTAAAAGTAAATGAAGATAAACTTACTATTATTAATGGTAATGAATCTACTACTGGTTCTATAGCTAATGCTATTAAACAGGCTAAATCATATACAGATACAACTGTAACAGCTGAATAGACTAGAGCAGAGAAAGCAGAATAGAAACTAACTAGTGATTTAGCTAGTGAAGTAACTAGAGCTAAAGGCGCTGAATCAGCTAATGCTACAGCTATAGCAAATGAAGTAGAAAGAGCTACTGGTGTAGAAGAGACATTGAATAGTAATATTACTCAACTGTAGACTCAAAAAGTAGATAAAGTTGAAGGTAAAGGTCTTAGTACTAATGATTATACTACTCCTGAAAAGAATAAATTAGCTGCTATTGAAGCTGAAGCTAATAAGTATGTATTACCTGCTGCTACAGCTAGTGCATTAGGCGGTGTTAAGATAGGTAGTAATATAACATTAGCAGATGGTGGTACTATCAGTATAACTAAAGCTAATGTAACTAGTGCATTAGGTGTAGATCCTACTACTACTTATGTAAAGAAAGCTGGTGATACTATGACAGGAGCTTTAACAAACAGTTCCACTATTAGTGGTAGCAAATTGATATCTACTGTAGCTGCTGGTACAGCACCTATACAAGTATCTTCTACTACTCTATGTACCAATCTGAATGCAGATATGGTAGATGGTTATGGAGTTTCAAATTTTAATACTGATAGCGTATCTATTAAGCGCTCTATAAATAGTGTAAATCAATCCAATGCCGAAAATTGGATTAAACTTTGCACTCTACCATTAACTAGTTAGATAACAACATAGGATAAAAGAGTAGTATTTGAAATAGTTGGTGGAACTGATGTTGGTGAAAAATATGCTTATTATGCAACATTGACTGCTTCTACCAGAGTTACGGAAAATGTAGAATTGCGTATTTTGAATAGTGTGGATACTATTTCTATTGCTACGTTTATAGCTGGATATGTTATTACTTCTGATAAAGTAGAAATATGGATTAGAACTAGTAATTAGTGGGGGGCAAGCACTAATATAGTATGTAAATATGCTTCTACTAATGCTGATGACATATTAAGTAGCCCAGCTACTACATAGAGACCAAGTAATTTTGTATTAGGTAACATTAAAACATTAGATGCTCCAGACTGGTACGGTGTATCTTGGTCAGAAACATCTTCTAATCCAGATTGTACTCGTATTGGTAATATGGATATGCATAGAACACTGCCTATATAGAGTATGATGAAAGGATATCTTTATTTTAAAGACGGAAATCCTTTATATAGAATGTTAAAGCTAAACGATAGTTGGACTAAATGTGAAAATTATTCTGCTGGAGGATGGAGAGATGTAGATACTTTACTAGAAGACAATAACATAAATGTAATGATTAAAATACCTGAATTTTGGTGGATAGATGATTATACAGAATCTACTGAAACACATAATTTAAAAATATGTCCACATGCTAAACCAGGATGGTATCATCATAAAGAAGCTTATGTGTCTGCTTATGAAGGTTATATTGATGGGAATTATTATAGATCTTCTAAAAATAAAATACCTAGTGTTAATTTCACAAGATCTGCTGTAAGACCAAAAGCGAGAGCTAATGGTTTAGGAAATTCGTGGAATATATATACATATAATGAACATAGAGCCATATGTCATTTGTTCTTAGTAGAATATGCTACCAGAAATAGTCAAAAAACAGTTAATACTGCATTAACAGTTGAAGGATTTAGACAAGGTGGATTAGGTTCTGGTTGTACTACAGGTACGGTAACTATCAACGGAGCTACAACTTACTCGTTTATTCCTACTGGAAGTTCTGATAGTTTAGGTAGTGGTTCTGGTGAAGTTACAGTAACTATACAATAGACAGATTCATCTGGCTCTAATACTACAACTACTACAAGAAAGTGTAATAGATATAGAGGAATAGAGAATCCATTTGGGCATGTGTGGAAACACACTGACGATGTTATTAGTGTATATATTTCTGGTTACAGCGCTAGATTTTGGTATAAGTGCGATTCTCCAGATCATTTCGGTGATTCTATCTCGAATAATAATCCGTACTATAAAAATATAGCAGCAAATGCTGTAGTTACTGGATACAAAACAAAAATAGTAACTACGTCTACGTGTGACTTTTTCGCTTTATCTTGCAACAATGGTTCAGAAACAACATACTGGTGTGACTATAATTGGGATAATACGGATGGTTCATTACATTGTCTGTTAATAGGTGGTAGCTCTGGCGCTGGCGGCCGGGCGGGTCTATTCTCTCTTCCTTCCGATGATGGGGTTGGTGATTCCTCTGCTGATGTCGGTTCTCGATTAACATATCTCCCGTGGGCGGAGTAATGACTTAATTATGCAATACGGTATAGTTAAGTAATACCCACAGGTTGCTTCTCTAGAATTAGAACGAGTATGCATTATTAGTTTTAAGTAAAAAAGTAGTAACTCTGACAATAGCAGCAAAGCAGGTCTATTCAATCTTAATTCCAATAATGAGGTTAGTAATTCCAATGCTAATATCAGTTCAATGAAATTGCGTATCATAATATTTTTAGTTTATCATATAATAGCCAACTACTGAGAAGGACCTTACCACTTGGTAAAAAATATAAATAATTTATTAAGGGTTAGTAGTGAAATATCGAAAGCTCTTTGTAATTTCAGACTATGAAGAAATTTAAGAATTTATATTAGAAGATAACAGATTTAGATAATATAAAGCTAGCTCATCATAATGCTAGAAAGAATAAAACTCATAGAAACGATGTAAAGAAAGTAGATGCAGACATAGAAGGATTTTGTAAGTAGATACAAGATATGTTAGTAAATCATACTTATAAAACTTCTGAATATTTTACTTTTAAGTTATATGAACCTAAAGAAAGAATAATATTCAAACTACCTTACTTTCCAGATCGTATAGTACATCACGCTATTATGAACATAATGGAACCTTTGTGGATTAATTAGATGATACCTTAGACTTATAGTTGTATTAAGAAAAGAGGTATTCACAAAGTTCTTAAGTAGATATAGCATGATCTAAAAGATAGAGATAATACTAAATACTGTCTTAAAATAGATATTAGAAAGTTTTATCCTTCAGTAGATCACGATATATTAAAACAGATAATTAGAATAAAGGTATCAGATAGAGAACTGTTATAGTTGTTAGATGAAATAATAGATTCATCAGATGGAGTGCCTATTGGTAATTACTTATCTTAGTTCTTTGCTAATCTATATCTATCTTACTTTGATCACTGGGTTAAAGAAGATAAAAACATAAAGTATTATTATAGATATGCAGATGATATAGTAATACTTTATAAAGATAAAGAGTCTTTGTAGACATTACTTAGAGATATAAAGTAGTATCTAAAAGATAATTTAAAACTGTAGTTAAAGAATAACTATCAGGTATTCCCAGTAGAAAGTAGAAGTATAGATTTTGTTGGATATAAAATATATCATAACTTTACTTTAGTTAGAAAAGCATTAAAGAAAAGATACTGTAAGAAGAATGCTAAACTGAATAAAAGAAGTACTAACTATAAATATTATAAAAGAAAGATGGCTAGTTACATAGGGTGGTTTAAACATGCTAACTGTTATTCTTTACTTAATAAAACTATTAAACATAAAGAGCTATTAGATTATCTGGATATACGTAAGGGAAATAGAACATACGAATAATGAGTACGTTATAGTTATATAATTGCAGAGACTTTAACATATGCTAGCAGTAATAAATATTGACTAGCATTTTTATTTCAGATAAAATTATTTTAAGTTGTGTTGAGTAGAAGTTTATATATGATGAATCTTGCAAGACGTATATTTGCTAATGGATATCAATCTATAGTAGGTTGGTTAACAGGTATAGCAACTATACTAGCACCAGCTGCACCATTAATAGGTGTATCATTTCTATTCATAATATTAGACTTAATCTATGGATATAAAGTATGTAGACAAGTAACTAATAATAGTTATTTTGAATCTAGTAAGTTCTGGTCTACTGTTGAGAAACTAGGATTTGCAGCTATAATGATAGCTGGATTTACTCTATTAGATAAGTTTATATTTATGACATATACTGATCTGGTGTTAGCTAAAGTTGCAGCAGGAGCAATATGTTTTGCAGAAATAATATCATTATTAGAATCTAGGAAAGCATTAAAACCTAATTCATTGGTTACAAAACTCTTCACAAAGATAATAAAGTCTAAGGCAGAAAAATATTTAGATGTAGATATAACAGACATCTTAGAAGAACAAAATACTATTACAAATGATACCAATACTGATAAGTCTAGCAAAAAGATTAACAAGTAACATTATCGGTTGGTTTAAAAGAAATTACAAAGCAATGGCAGTGATTATCATTATGATTCTCGCTGCCATTTGTTTTTATTAGAATAACTAGCTAGATAAGAAGAATAGAGAACTAGATAGAGTAACTAATAACTATCTTTACTATGAATAGCTAGCAACATAGTAGAAGAATGATAATAGAGTTCTATAGCTTACTCTAGATGAATTTAAAGAAACCAAAGATAGCTTGATACAAGAAGTACAAGCTACAGTAAAGAAATTGAAAATCAAAGAGAAGGAGTTGAAATAGGTACAGATATAGGAGTAGAAAGTAGTACATGATACTACAGTAGTAGTTAGATCAACTGACTTTAAAGTGGAAATCAAACCAAACAATTTGACATCAATCGTAATAAATAAAAGAGATACGCTCCTAACACATAGTATCGACATTCGCAATACACAATCACTATTTATTCATACTAAAAAAGAATATAAGCGTAATTATAAGAATTGGTTCTAGCGACTCCTTCACTTTGATTTTAAAAAACGAACTATTTATAAGTACCAAATTGATAACAGTAACAAGTTAATCAATGTAGAAAATACTAGAATAATAGATTTATCAAAATGAACTTTATAAGTCGAATAATTAAATCAATTAATGCAATGAGAGAAAGACTGAAAATAGAGCGTCATGAGGCTATGTATGGTCCACACTTTAATGAAGAATGTGCACTAAAAGCAGTCTCTAAGATGGAAAACGAAGATGGCTCTCGTGGAGAACATTGGAGTTTAGAAGAAACTACTTCAATCGCTAACCAGTACGGAATCAATCTGAAAGGTGAGAAATACAACAAGTATGATTGGTACGTTGCTCTCAATATGATACGTTCCGACTATTATCGTGCAGTTGTTACTATGACAAGCAGTGATCACATTAAATACTTTGTAGAACTAGCAAAAGCTTGGTTGAATGACAAAGATATAGAAGAAGGAAAGATGTGGTATTACTATTGCTATATTATGTGTGATAAATTGCGCAAAGAAGCTAAGACGATGTTAATGCTTGAAGACGATGAAGATGAAGAGCATGAGTATCGTTATGCTCGTGGTGGTAGAGGACGTGGAAGAGGTAGAGGAGGAAGAATGACTCGCTACGGTTATGACTATGACGAAGACGATGAATATTTAGATCGTGAACGTGAAGAGGAAAGAATGCATAGATATGAACCTATGTATGAAAGAAGAATATCAAGATATTAATTTAATCAAAATTTATGAGAACTATGTACGAACCTGAAAAAATTTTAGTACAAAACGCTGGTATAGATCCAGGTGTAGCTGCACTTTTGCAGAATGCAAACAAAGGTAATATGGACCCTGCTGCTCTTATGGCTATGATGAACAACGGCGGTTTCGGTGGAAACGGCGGTTGGTGGTGGATTTGGATCATCCTAATCTTCTTCTGCTGGGGCGGTTTTGGAGGTAACGGTTTTGGTAGAGGTAGTGATGATGCTAGTCGTCTTGCTTCTCAGTTGAATACCGATACTAACACAAGTCTGTTAATGCAGGCTATTCAAGGTAACAAAGATGCTATCAGTTCTTTGTCTAATACTTTAAATTGTGATATTAATGCTGTACAGACAGCTTTGAATACTATTAATACTAGCGTAAGTCAGATTGCTTGTGATACTAAATTGGCTAGCTGTGAAGTAATTAATGCTATTACTTCTGGTAATGCTAACTTAGCTTCTCAATTGGCTAACTGCTGCTGCCAGACTCAACGTTCAATTGACTCTGTTAATTTGAACTTGACTCAAATGAATGCAGACAATAGACTGTCTATCTGTCAGCAAACTAATACTTTGTAGAATGCAATTACTAGTGGATTCAATAACTTACTAACAGATAATGCTAACAAATTTAATGTAATTGGTGCTAAGATAGATGCACAGACTCAGATAATCAACGATAAATTCTGTCAGCTTGAAATGCGTGAAATGCAGAATAAGATTGATACATTACGAGATGAAAAACAAGGATACCAGTTATCTGCTCTTACTCAGCAATAGACTCAAAACTTAGTTAATCAGTTGCGTCCTTGTCCAGTACCTGCTTACTTAACTTGTAACCCATTCGGATGTAACGGTGGTTTGAATAGTTATGGATACGGTTATCCTTATGGATATGAAGGTGGATGCAACAGCTGTGGTTGCTGATTGTTAAACTAATAATACATTGAATTATGAATCCATATTTTTTACCCTATTCGCAATGGACTCCTAGAATGTTATCTAGTAGATTTCCAGTAACTAGATTAAATCGTAACGGGATTCCTTCACTGCGTACTATATCTGTAACTACAGATACAACTGGTTCAGCAGTTATATATAATATTTGCCCTTGGCGTTGGAAACAACTTTGCAATGAAGGGTTAATGATCCTGCGAATCTCACAAGTTCCAGCTACTGGTTCAGAAACTTTTGTAGTTTCTATTAATCCTAATAGCACTCAAAATACTACTGTTGCCACAACTGGTATTCCATTGATTGGCAGTACTGGAGTTTAGTTAACATCTGCTGATGTAATAAACGGTAATAGATTATTAGTATATTTCAACAAATGTGAAGGTATTTTCCAAGTAGTTAATCATATACCTACTACAACAGCATAAAATTAATACAGGGCTACTATAAAAGGTAGCCCTACTAAAACCAATTCAATTATGTTATTTAGTCAATTAAAAATAGGAGATCACGTGCACGTATTAGAAGTTCTAGGAACATTTAAAAAGACTACTGTTTATAGTCTTGGTTGCATTACTTAGGTTTCAAATCCTTATGATGAAGCTTTACCTCAAGGTTAGTTTCCAATACCAGGATAGAGCAGACGTAAACTAGTTGATGTGTTTATTAGCTGTAATGGAGAGTCTAAGAAACTATCAGTACCAGCTGAGCGTTCGATTATTAATGATACTTCTATAGGACTTACTGTTGCTACTAATAAAGAAGAAATAGCTAATATGGTTAGATAGAACTATAATGAGTTCAAAGCTAAAAAAGAAGCTGCAAGTAAGTATGATGAAGAAATGGAGAAGTGTAAAGATATTCTAGATCAACTAGAAGCACAAGTAGAAGTTCCTACAGTAACTAATACTGTTGATAATAGTAAAGAAATAAACGATTTAAAGAATGATGTTGCTGATATTAGGAAGATGATCGAAGATACTAAGAAGATGTTTATGGGAGGATTCCCAAAACCACCAATGCCACCTATGCCTAATTTACCAGCTCCAATGAAATAATACTCGGCAACGCTCACAACGTTCGCTCACCTCTACGAGGCTCGCTCACTGTATAGTGAACGAGCTTTTGTTGTTTATGTATGTTAATAATATTTCCTCGCTTCGCTCAGAGTTCCTTCGCTTCGCTCGGAAAATTATTATAAAGCTTTTTAAGAAAGGCTATTAGTTTCTGTTAAGGAGTGTATCTAAGATACTATAAAAATTTACAGTAAGTCTTAAAATGCGTTTTATGACTATTATAATTATAATTTAAATATATAGATATGACATTAAATGAGCTCATTGATGATATTCTATTAGAAGCTAGAAACAACTAGATTACTGAGAGTGAAAAGCTCAGTAGATACTAGATAGAATTGTGGATTAAAACATATCGAGCTTACCTATTAAAACAGAAGTTAGATAGGGGAGAACAATTAGACTAGATTTTCTATTAGACTATACGCATGCATTTGGATAAAATAGAAGAAGATCCAGGTCATGTAGAATACCAAGGTGATAAAGAATTGCCTACTTTACTTGGTACTAAACTTACTACTTCAGTAATAACAGTAAAAGATGCCTATGGTAATATTATTCAATTAGGTTCTGAAACTAAAATGAAATTCTAGAGATATAGAAAGTATACCTGTAAAGATTATATTGCATATGTTAAAGGTAATAGAATATATGTAGAAGGTGATGCTAACCAACTAGAATATATTGATGTAGAAATAATTGCTGAAGATCCTACTGAAGATAAACTGTGTTACAATCCTGATAAGGATGAATATCCTTTACCAGCTTATATGTGGGGTACAGTTAAGTAGTTAATATTTACTAAAGATTTCTTAACTATGAGATAGCAAGTATCTGATACTACTAATGATAGTAAAGATGATACTTAGAATGTGATGAATTAGAATGTTAATAGAAGTATAAGACGATGAATGAATTAAATAAATCAGCTAACAAAACAGTTTCTTATACTATACCTTCATTCTATAATCATTACTTAAGTAGTATAGAACCAGATACAGTATATGATATAGATTATACTACTTATAGAAAGATAGTAACAGACTATTTTTATCACTTAAGAGATTAGTTATTAGAAGAAAGTAAAGAAGTTAAATTACCTTATAGAATGGGTAGTATTCAAATAGTAAAGAAACAGCCTAAACATTTAGATGGTAGAAGTCTTAGAATAGATTATAAAGCTACTAAAGAGTTAGGTAAACTTACTTATTTACTTAACGAACACTCAGGATTCTACAAGTATAGACTTTACTGGAATAAATAGGACATGCTAGTGTCTAACAAAAGTAAGTATTAGATTGTACTTACTAGAGCAAATAAAAGGCATTTAGCACAAATAATTAAATAGAATATTCACGATTACGAATAGCAGCCATGATATATAAAATGACAAGTAGTAAAGCCGTGATTGCTAAAGTAATTGCGGACTTAGGTTTAAATGAAACTGAAATACCTATTACAGATATACGTCAATGGATTGGAGAAGCCTTAATGAATATAGGTTCTGTTAATCAATTAGATCATAAAGTAGAAGTAATACCTATCAATGGTTATTAGGCTAAGTTACCATGTGACTTAGAAAGATTAAACAGTGTGGCTTACTCTACATGTGATTGTGGTGGTTGGATACCTATGAAAAAGAGTACTGGTACATTCAGTGTATATGATAAGAAAGATAACTGTGATTGTTGTAATATGATTATACACGATGATGTATTAATACCATTAGTAAAGAACCTTCACAATCTTACTAAAGATAAAGACGCATTAGAAATACTTAATAAAGATACTAATACTAGATAGACACTTAGCACACTAATTAATAATTATACAGTTTGTAGCAAAAATGGTAGATTACAGCACACTAGTTTTAATGGTACTAATTTCAGTTATACGCCACAATATGATGTCAAACCAGGATATCTTATCTCAAATGTCCCAGAAGGATATGCAAAAATATCATACCATGCTATCTATACTGACGAAGATGGTATGCCGATGATGCCAGACGTATAGTCTTACTTTGAAGCTTGCTTTTGGTATTGTGCACAAAAGATTCTTTATATTAAGTATATAAAAGGAGAAGTACACAGATAGTTGTGGATAGATGCTAAGAACTCTTACAACTTCTATAGAAAGCAAGCATATGCTGAATCATTAATGCCGAACCAAGACGAATTAACTAATATCAAGTACACATGGAATACATTAGTCCCAGAGATAGATGAAGAACGTACTTTCTTTAGTACTACTGGTGATAGACAAGAAATTTATAATTAGAATTATAATAGATTATGGAGATAAATAGCCAAGTAAATACGTTCATTGGTGGTATGAATATCGACAGTGATATTACTATGCTAGCTGATAACTAGTATAGATGGGCTGAGAATATTCGTTTACTCACAGATAATGCTGGTACTACAGGTATTCTATAGAATATAGAAGATGTAAGATAGTACGAAGGTGGTATTGAAGCATCTGAAAATATACTTGGTACAGCAGTAACTAGGTGGTACAATTCTACTAAGAAGATAGTAGAAGAATGTGGTATAGTAGTTACTATGGAATTATATGAAGGAACTTATATTAACAACATATGGGCTATAACTGATTTCAACAGTATTAAACCTACTTGGACTTTAGTAGTATCTGCTGTTATGAACTTAGTTAATAAAGTAGCTATAGTTACTAATTATGAGTCAGATAAAGTAAGTAAGATATACATATCTGATGGTACTTCCTCTATTAAATGTATTAATATATCTGCTCAATATAAGACAGATAAAACTAATCACATAGAAGATGATACTTACTTTGATCTACTACCTAGTTCTACTATTGCACCATTTAAGTTTATTGAATTAACATCTGGTAATTTACCAGCTGGTATGATACAATATTGTTATCAATTATTTAGTGTACATGGCGGAGAAACATCTACTTCTTCATTAAGTCCTATGATACCTATATCGTCTAGTAATTCAAATTCATCTAAAACATTTAAAGGTGATAGACAAGGTGAGAGTACAGATAAAGGTTGTATGTTACAAGCTACTTTGTTTAATGATGGTAGATTTGAAAAGATAAGAATCATTAGTATTCAGTATACTAGCAATACTCAAACTCCTAAAATATATGTAATTAATGAGTTAGACTTACCTAAATCTGAGGATAATGTAATAACATTTAATTACAATGATGTTGGTAGTAGTTATGTTAATGAATTAAGTATAGAAGAATTTAATGATCTTGTTCCATTTGAATTTAATGCTAAGAGTATAGCAAAAATGGATAATAGATTGTTTGCTTCTAATGTGTAGGAGTTAACTTGGGATGTAGATTATGATGCTAGAGCATATAGATGTAATAGTAATGGTATTATTAAATTAAACTCTAGTATAAGTAATCAAGATATTACTACTACTTTTCAAGAATTAATTAGCCCAGAAACAGATTTAGTTATACCAGAAGAACACGATTGTATAAACCCAATGAATAGTTCAATGGTATATCCTAATAATCCAACAGATGAATATGCATTTGGATATGATGATAATAGAATTATTAGAGGTGGTAGAGGTTTAAATATTAGTTACAGATTTATTATAACAGATTTAATAGAATCTGACAACACTCCAGTAGTAGATGATGAAGGTGATAAATTTGTACCATATAGTATGAGTTTGTCTTCATCTAAAAAATCTTATAATACTATTAAATTAGTATGCCCAGAAACAAAAGAACTAGTGCATACATTTAATAGTGATGGTAAATCTAGAATAAGAAACTATTGTGATCCTTACTATGTATCTAATTTTCTAAGTCATCAAAGAGACGAAGTATATAGATATGGTATAATATTATATAACAATAAGAACATACCTTCTCCAGTACATTGGATAGGAGATATTAGATTCCCTTCTGCTGATGTTGAAGGTTATGAGCCTTTTACTTTCGGTGGAACTGTAGACGGATCTGGTAACTATGAATTGGTATCTCATCCGTTAGGTATAATGTTCTATGTAAATAATCTTCCTACTGATGTAACGGCTTATGAAATAGTAAGATGTGATAGAACGTTAGCAGATAGAACAATAGTTACTTAGGGATTACTAAATAAAACCATTAGATTTAACGGTTGGTATAATAATACTGAAGATTATAGAGCTGAATACTCTTTAGGTAGTATAGATAGAAGACCTACTATTATGCCTACTTTTAAAGAAGGTGTAGCCCCAGAATTTGTACAAGGGTTCTATAATTCAAGTAAGAATCTATTTGTACAACAAGATGCTTAGGATTAGAATCCATTTGATACATACGGTATATTTGATTTAGTAACTGCTGATATATGCTTCAATAAGGAAAAGTCTGATTCTATTGTTACCAGTGGTATGAATATTGTACCATTATATTGTGCTCATTCTGCTACATACTGTAATGACGCTAATAATAAGCATTATAGATTAGGTATTCCATTTACTAAAGTATTAGGTAAAAGTACAAACAATATACAAAATCCATTTGGTGGACCTGTAGAATATTCTGAACATACTGGTAATAAACCAAGTGCTTCTTAGGGAGTATTTGACGGTTATGAACAAGATGGTGATATGGTAAGTGGAGGTATATGCAAATACTATCAATTCTTTGGTAAAAACTATGCTCATAAAGATAATTCTAATCTACGTCAATCTTTCTCTATAAAAGATGTTACTAAACCAACTAATATATCTCCATATCAAGAAGCGTTTGATGCCAAACAAATAGTAGATTACATAGACAGATTTGGTTTTGTAAACTATAGTATTGGTTCTAGAGAAGCTCTTGGTCCTCACGGAGTATGTTTAGCTATTAGTGCTCCAGACGTATACTCTGGTAATTATACTGGAATTCGTACTACCCCTCTATTAAGGAAATATAGACATAATGCTGTACTGTTTGTTAATATAAAGAAAAACACTACGTAGTATGGTGGTAATACTTTTATGAGTAGAAGTTATTCTATATATAACAGTACTAATACTTATGTTAAAACATCTTGGGAAGGATATGATAAAGCAATGTGCTTTGGTGGTGATACATATTTAGGAGTATTAGACTATACTCATACTATGTTATTTACTAGAAATGATCCGGATGATAGAAATGGTTTTAAGCGATATGTTGGAGCTTATATTCCACTAGAATCTAGTATAAACTTATACTATAGAAATGATGAACATTATTCTCAAGACATAGTAGAATCATCTGGAGATGGTCAAACTGGTGAAGCTAATGTTTACTTCCTAACAGATCCAGGATAGATGAATACTTTATATACTTAGAAAACTCCAATGTACGTATATAATGCTGCTTACTCTAATACTAGTACTAGTAAGAATTATATACAAAAATCTATATATGCTGAAGACGATGTTAAAAGCATGAATAGAATTACTTGTTCAGAGTTAAAGACAAATAATGAACAGACAGATAGTTGGACTAAGTTTAAATTTGCTAACTATTTAGATACAGATAGTACATATGGACCAGTTACTAATCTTAAAGTATTTAAGAACAAATTGTATTTCTTCTAGGATAGTGCTGTAGGTATAGCATCTGTTAACGATAGGTCTTTGATTACTGATAATAATGCTGGAGCTTTAACATTAGGTACTGGTGGTATTCTTACTAGATATGATTACTTAGTTACTTTAAATGGAGATAGTATTATTAATGATAAGAGTATTACTAATTCTGAAACTACTTTATATTGGTATGACTTAGATAAAAATGTTATATGCTCACTTAGTAATGATTTTAATGAGTTATCTAAAGTAAAACAAGTATAGACATATTTAAATAGATTGCCAGATAATGCTAGAAAGAACCCAGTGTCATTCTACGATAAGAAATACAATGAAGTATGGTTTAGAATATATGATAGATGTATAATATTTAATGAACAATTAAATGTATTTACTTCTTTCTATACTCATAATCCGAACTGGTTCTTCCCATTCTCTACTAGACTAGTAACTATTAAAAACAATAATTGTTATTACTTACATAATATGTATGATGTTAATAGTACTACCAAAGAAGAGAAAATATCTTATGTTAGATTTGTAGTTAATAAAGATATAGCATATACTAAAGTATTCGATAATCAATGGTTCTCTGCTGAATTTGTAGATGTAGGTGATGAAACTAGACCCACATTGATATCTGATATACACTTTAGTACTAAGAATCAAGAAACTGAACCTATTGACTGGAGATAGATAGAACAAAGAGAAGATACATTTAGATTCCCTATAAGTAGAGAGAAATAGAATAATCCAGATCAGCAAGAACAGACTAATATGTCTTATGCTGGAAGAATGAGAGGAAAGTACTTAATCTGTAATTATACATTAGATTGTAATGATAACAGAGAATTTAAGCTTCCTTATGTTAAAACAACTTATAGATATTCAATGTTATAATATGAAAACTAAGAAATTAAAAAGAGTTCCTCAATATGCTTTCGGTGCTGATGCTATTTCAAACTGGGGTAATATGAGTGGAGTAGATAAAGCGAATGTAGTTACACAAGGAGTTAGTGCTGTAGGTAGTATGATAGGTAATGCTACTAGTGGAAAGAAACCTACAGCAGCTGGTGTAATAGGTGGAATAGGATCTGGAGCTGCAATGGGCGCTTCTATTGGTGGACCTTGGGGAGCAGTAATAGGTGGAGCTATTGGTGGTATTACTTCAAGTATAGGTTCTGGTGGTTCTGTTAATGAGTAGACTGGTGAGTATGAATTACCATCAGGAATAGCTGGTCTATTTGGTCATAGTAAAAGTTATATACGTAATAAAGCTGGTAGAATTAAAAATGGTATTCAGGCTAGACAAATGTCTGAACAAGTAGCAGCTGATTACTATTAGGAAAATGGATACAATGAATTAAGTTTATCTAAAGGTGGTGTAGTACCATCTACCATGGCTTACTTAGATGATGGTGAGATGTTAAGAACACCAGATGGAACTATAGGTTCTATACCAGAAGAAGGTAAACCTACAGATTCTAATTTATTAAATGTACCTGTTGGAACTCAAGTATTAAGTGATAAGATTAAAGTTCCAGGAACAAATAAAACATTTGCAGAAATGGGAAAGAAGTTAATGAAGAAAAGCAACAATAAAGCTAATAATATATATGCTGAAAATAGTTAGATGCTAAATGAGAGAAATAATTAGATAGCTTATCAGGCACTATTAGATTAGCAAGAAGCTTTGAAAAGTAAAAAAATAAAGAAGAATACTGCTGCTTATGCAGATGGCACTAAAGGCATTAAACCATATGGATATAATAAAAATATGTCTGATTTTAAATACTGGGATTCAGATAAAAATAACTATACACAAGATTACTTAAACTGGGTCAATGGTATTACAGATCAAGATGTAAAAGATATCTATGGTGGTAAATATGGAGATATGTCTACTTACTTAGGTAAGAACAAAGGAGTTATACCTACAGTAGAACAAGCTAGATCTTTAATGACAGACAGAAAGTATGGCGATTGGCATAAGATTGGTCAAGCATATGTAGATAGTAGATCTAATCAAAGTAATGGACCTAGACATATACCATCATCTGAAGTAGCAAGTAGATTAGGCATTCCTTATAATATTAATGCTCCTATTGGTAATGTAGATACTGCTAATGCTAGAAGTAGTAAATACTTTAACTATACTGGTAATCCTGGACAACTTCCAGTAGGTAATACATATAGTACAGATAGTAAAAAACCAAAAAATCCAAGTGATAATAATTGGTTAGATTTAATAGATAATATAGCCGCATTAGCTGGACCTATTGGTAATATATTCTCAGGTAGTCCTGAAAGAGTAGAAACATATACTTATGATCCAGTATATGGTCCTACTGATTATAATATAGATCCTATACTTAGAGAAGCTACTCTAAGCGATAGAATTGCTAGATACAATATGGCTAATATTAATCCTAACACTGGAGCTAACATGGCATTTGGTTTACAGTCGGCAGTTAATAGGAACAAAGCTATCGCTAATGCTTATGCTACTAAGAATAATGCTGAAAATCAAATGGCATTTAACAATGCTCAAATAGCTAATCAATGGGGACAACAATATGCTAATGCTAGACATTTAGCTTCTGTAGAACAAGCTCAGAATGATGCAGCTGCTAGAAATATTCGTAGAAAAGGATTTGGTGATTTATCTACAAGAATATAGTAGATAAGTAAAGATAAGCGTTTAATTAAAAGAGACTCTGCTGTACTAGAAGCTATGTTACCTTATTTGGAATATGGTATGACATCAGATCAATTAACTAAATTATATAATAATTTGAAAAGATAATGGCAACGAATAGATTTGATAAACCAATAGAAAGTGAGTATATTAGTTAGTATACACCAATACCCTTTGAATAGTTATATGCTATAGGTAAAGCAAATAACGAAAGAGTAGATAAAGCTTATTAGGATTTAGGTAATCAGTTTACTAAGTGGTCAGAGTTTAGATCACCATCAGCTGTAGATACTAAGAGATGGTATGATTTAACAGTTGGAGCTGGACAAGATGTAGTAAATAAATTAGCAGCTAATCCAGATTTGATTAAAACAGCAGAAGGTAGATCCTTAATACAATCGTTTATTAATACTAGACCTTATAGTGAGCTAAGTTAGTTACAACAGAGTAGAGAAGGATTACTTTAGAGATAGAAAGTAAATCAACAACTTATGCTATCCGGTAAGTATAATCCTATGTGGCACGATATTGACTTTACTAATTATAATACTTTAGATAGTGGAGTATTTAATGACGTTGCTCCATTAGCTTATAAGTCAGAAGTAGATTTAGTAAAACCTTATGTTGATAATCTAAAGCCTGGATTTATTAGACAAGAAGGTGCTTATGATTGGAGAGGAGTTTCATCTGAAAGAACAGATCAAGAAATAGCTAACAATATTTCTGCTATATATAACACCCCTGAAGCACAGAAACATATACAAGTATTAATACAGCAAGGATATACTCCAGAACAAGCTAATGCTTTATTTGCTAATCGTATATATAGAGCTGGTAGAGAATTTGCATATGAAGATAGAGAACTTAATCCTTTATCTAAGATATACGAAGAGGATAGATTAAAAAGAGCTAGAACAAAAGAACAACAAGCTACTTAGAAACCTTTCAGATTGACAGAATCTATTGCAGCTACTGGTGGAGATGCATTTAAATTAGGAACTCAAGCTTACATAGCTAATAAATATAGAGATCAGATAAATTCTTTAACCGATCAATATAATAAAGCTGTCGAATCAAATGATACTCTATCTGCAAATATATTTAAGGAACAATTACGAAAAATATATAATGAATCTAATAGTTACACACCAAATAAACTGTTTAATGAAATATTTAAAGAATATGCTACAGATGGTAAATTAACTAATATAGATTTATCAAACGCTACTAATGATATTTTGAATAGATTTGCAGCTCCATCTCCTATAGCTTCTGTAAATGATTTGTTACAAACTACTATACCAGGTGTTACATCTGAAACGGTTACTACTCCATTAGGTAAATATAGAGTAATAGCTAATCCTAGACAATTAGATTTAGCTACAGATGTTATATCTGAAATAGCTGGTTATAAACACGTAGAATCTGGAAAGAATAAGTTTAGAGATGCTCTTAAAAATGGTAAACTAACGAACGTTATTCTTCAATAGGGAGGTAATATTCTTACTTTACCTGTAAATAAAAATGGACAAGTACAGCCTAATTCTAGTTAGGTAATTACAGTAGCTATACCCCAAAGTCAATTAGATGCGTTAGGTATAACAGACGCAGATATGGTTATATCTGGAGCTAAAAGAATATACGATCGCTCTGGTAAGGTGTCTCTATCTACAGAAATAAAAGAAGGAGATAAACGTAAACTACCATTTCAAAGATACTTAGAAGAAGGAGAGTATAGCAGTAAATATAACTATGAAGGAGAAGTATCTTACAATGTTCCTACAGAAGATGTATATTGGTAGATAGAATTACTAAATAAACTTCCAGATCCACAAGATAAATTAAATACTGAATACTTAGATCAACAAGCATGGAAGCTATCTATGACAGATGCATTTAGATCTGAATTATATCCAAGTACACAATAGGAAGCTTACGGCATTGGTTATTCTGCCGGAGAAGAAGAAAAAATAAAATCGCATAAAAATGGCTAAGAAAAATAAATTTAATTTGAATTCCCCCTCACTAGGACAATAGCTAGTGAGGGAAGCTATGACTCCGTACAGCGAAGGGTTTGATATATCGCAACTACCATAGTCATATGGAATAAATGAATTTACTACAGAACAAGAAGTGCCAGTAGTAGAAGAAGCTAAAGATAATAAAAGATCTTTAGCTGAAGATATTGTATGGAATACTGGAAAACTAATAACTAATGTATTAGATAATGCTAATCCATTATATCAGTATATACAAAAAGAAAGACTTAGTGTTGGATTGTCTAAATTACAAGACAATTTAATGGAAACAGAATCTAAATGGATACCACAGATATAGGAAGCTCAAAACTATTTAGAAGCTAAGTCTATTGTAGATAATATCTCTAATAATATACTTACAGATGAGTAGAAAATGGCAGTGCAAACTGTTAATTAGTTAGAACCTAATATAAAAAAGTATGCTAAATCTAATCCGTACTTAAGAGATTTATTCTACGATACAGATCCTACGAATGTAAATGGTAGTATAGCTATAAACTTTAAAGCTTTGCTAAATGACTTTAAAGATAATAATATATTCAATGTAAATCCGCTAGATAATATAGCTACAGCGTTAGAAGATAATGCATTAAACTAGGAAGAACAAGATTTCTTATGGAACAATAAATAGCGACAAATGTCTGATAAAGAAAGATTAGACGCTATTTAGAAAGTGTTATCTGATGCTAATGATGAATACGAAGATAAAACAGCTAAGATAGTAAAAAGATAGAATACTTTAAAGAAAGGTAATTGGTTGTATGATCCTACCGCTCTTACTAAAGAATTTGAGTAGAGAGTAAATGAATCTGAGTTATCTATTACTGATCCTAACTCTTGGTTTTATAATCTAGGTCATATTGGTAGTTCTTTGTCTGAAATAGAAATGATGTTCTTACAAACAGGAACTTCAATATTGGCTAATAAAGCAGCTAGAAGTCTAGCTGTTAGAGGTGCTATAACTGCTGTTCCAGGTATTGGTCAAGCAGCTACAGCAATTGCTTTAGGAGAATCAGCTTTTAATCTTTGGTTAGCTAAATATTACAGGCAATCTGAAACAGCTAGTGAAGTGTTTGACAACTATCAGCAAAGAGTATTGCAAAGTGCTAACGATAATAAGACAGATGTAAATAGAGTATTAGAATCTTGGGAACCTAGATTAGGTGAGTTAGGTTATCCTGTAGATTAGATGGACGAAAATGAAAAACTACAAGCTGGTTTAGCTCAAGGTCTGACTACAGATCAAAAAGATTTTGAAGAAATCAGAAACGATGCTTTTGATGGCTTACAAATGGTTAGAGATGTGAATGACGCTTTAAGTTATTCAGATTATTTACAAAGTATGCCGTTTTCCTATGGAGGTAAAATATTATGGAATTAGGCTAGTAAAGCATTAGCAAAAGCTAGAGGTATAGAAAGACCTTTAGATGAAATACCAAGTATAGTAGACCAGATTGGTTTGGGTAAAGCTATTGACAGAGGGGTGGAAAATATTCTGAACAAAGCGTCTAGACCTGGACAAAATATTACTAGGAAACATTTATTAGAAAACATTGGTAAATTCGCTAAAGCTAATGCTATTAATTTTGTATCTGAACGTAGTGAAGAAGGTGTTCAATCTGTAGTTGGTAGTAGATATCAAAGAGGAGAATACGACTATTTAAAAGACAAAGGAATAAATCCTATATCTGCTGCATACAACGCTGGTCTTCTTGGGTATGAAGCCAATCTTGCTTACTTTGGTTTATCAAATGATAATTATCTAAATACAGATGATGAATTAAAGAAGGCGATGGATATTGGTGGATTCATAGGTTTAGTAATGCCATTTGCTGGTAATGCAGTACAATTGAAAAATGCAGTAAGACAGTATGCTTCAGATAAAGAAGTACAAAAACTTATTGCTAAAGGATATAGTAATGCTGAACAGGATAACAAAATGGATGTCTTCCTCGATGCTTTACAAGCTAGTAAAGATATTAATTATGTTACAGATTATTTAGAGTCTGCTAAAAAATTGAAACAGCCTGGAGTAACAGATGAAATGATAGATGAAGACAAAAATCTAGCTACTAATCTGTGGGCTGAATATCGTAATAAATCTATTGATGAAAATTTAAAAGATTTAGGTATTAAGAGAGGCAGCTCTGAGCATAGAAAAATAGTTAAGAACTATCTACATATTAAAGATAGATTGAATGAGGCAGAGCAATCAACTAACGATGTAGCCAAAGAGTTAGAAAAGATAATAGAGCAAGGTAAAACTAATAAAGATGATGTATTCCTACAAAAAGCTAGAGAATCTTATGATGCATTTGTTGAAAGTAAAAGATAGTCTGATGAAGATTATCAATACAAAATGAACGCTACTCCAGAATATGCAGACGAAATAGAACAAGATTTTTTATCTACTTTACCTACTTTTGATGAATATTCAAATGCTGTATATGATATTACTTATCTAAAATTATAGAATCAAACTATAACAGATTTGTATAAAGCTCTTACTAATAGAACTAAAACTTTACAACAGTTATCAGAGGATACTGGTTTAGATGTAGATCTCAGAAATATAAATAATATGAGAAACTACATTAAAAGAGAAAAAGAAAGAATAGAAAGAAACGTTCAACAAATAGTAAGTACATACGGCATACAAAATTTAGATTAGGCTCAAGATCCAGTAAATGCTGAATAGATAAAGAATTATGTAACAGCGTTTGTAATGAATAAAGCCGTAAGAGATAGATTGAGAGATCAAGCTACAGCTTATATTACTGGTAAACTTAAAGCAGAATCATATTAGGATATCAAAGGATATTTATTCAAAGATTTATCTGAAGAGCAATAGGATAACATTATACAAGAATATACAGATAAAGCACTAAGAGAAGGTAAACCTCAACCTAGTAGAAAATCTATTATATCTAAGTATAATCAACAAGTTCAAATGAAGTATAATGATTTACTAGAATTGGCTGATCAGGAACGCGCGTCTAGAATTGTAGCCAATTCGTTATTTGCTGAACATCTGAGTAAATCAGTTAGATAGGAAAAAGTTGCTAGAAAAGAAAAAGAGGAAGCTGGTGAAGTACTACCAGAAGAGGGAGTAATAGAAAATCCAGCAGCTGCTACTGAAGACACTACTAAAAAACAACAAGAAAAAACAGAGGTTAAACCAGAAACTCCAATACAAGAAGGAATACAACAATAGCCTGTAGTACAAGAAACTAAAACAGAAACAGCAGAACCTGTAATACCAGAGTCTATGTCTACAGATGTAGATGAAATTCTTAGAGAAGAAGAGCAAGCTTTACTAAATCAAAAAGGTAGATAGTTAGAAATAGAACCTAGTAGCGAAGATGTTCTGGTGGAAGGTTCTATAGAAGAATAGATACAATAGCCAGAAAAAGAAGTACAGGATATTATAGCCAGAGAAGAAAAAGTTGATGTAACTGTAGACGATGTTAGTCACGTAGAAGATAGCACACCTTCTCCACAAGAGCTAGAATAGGAAGATATACGTAACAGAACTTTATAGAATCCTGATGAAGTATCTGGTGTTAGTGAACAAACATCTGAAGAAGTACCAGAAATTGCTGTAGCTACAGATGCTCAAGAAGCAAATGAAGAACAGAACACTAATACAAAAGATAAAAGTAATCCAGTACCACCAACTCCAACTCAAGTAGAAGACAGCAAGCCTGCTCAGGATGCTCCTACTATAACTATAGTTGATGGAGGTATATATGTAAATGATGGAACTACTTTTATATCTGATGAAGTATTGGCAGCAGAAGCTCAAATGCTAGAAGATACTTCTACTGAAGTATATGGAGAAACTGGCTACGCTAATATGAAACCTGAAACTGTTACTAATAACTCTGATGCATTGAGTAATAGAAAGGTATAGAAAGTAAAACATGTTTCTAACACGTTTTTCTTCCAACCAGATGCTACATCTCCAATGAATATTACTGTGAATGGTAAACCTATTACTTTTACTAATAGTAAAGGAGAAGTAATACCTGTATTACCAGGAAAAGAATTATCTAAAAGACTTTTAAAGAACGGTTGGATAAATTTTGTAAATGCTTATTATATAGTAACTAACCATAGATACGGAGACACTTCTCCATATATGCAAGCTATTCACTTAGTATTAGAAGATACTGATGGAGTAATGATAGCTTCTCTAAGAACTCCAGATTATGTAGATAAAGAAATAGCATCTGGTAATTATAATTCTGAACAAGTTCAGTAGTTACAAAAGCAGAAAAAAAAGTTAATAGAAATTAGGCAACAGATAGTAAATGCTTACCTTGGTAGTAATAAAACTATACCTACGACTATTATAAAGTCTGTTAAACCAGCTAAATTAAGAATAAGTAATGGAGAATTTAATAACCAAAAATCCCCAGAAGGAGCTCCTATAAGACGTAAACTTACAGAAGTTAATGACTTTGGATTAGAACAAAATAACGTAAGAAAGTTAGACCAACAAGTAAAGGAAATGCAAATTGGTTATGGTACTGGTTCTGTGGAAGACTTTGATACTGAGCCTTTTGTAATTCGCAAATTAGGGTCCAATGACGAATTAGCGGGTAATGGTGTTGGTAGATCTGGAGCATTATATATATTCCCAAAAGCAGAACAAACACCTAATGGTTCTATAGCTCCTATTCAATTATCTATACATAAATTAGATTATGATATTTATGGAGATGAAGTTGAATTGGGAAAAGACGGTAAAGTAAATTCTTTAGCTGAATTAGCATATAAGTTGTTAATCGGTAAAATAAAACTTGGTGGTGCTGAGCAAGATGTACTTAATATAATTGTTAATAATGGACCAAAGACTTTAATAAGTGAAGAAATAGGACAAAAATATCCATTCTTAATGGATAAAATGCTCTATTACTAGTCTGAAGAAGGTAACACACATGTACAATTTGCTGTAAGAAATTCTAATGGTAAACACATAAAAGTAGAATTTGATCCTAGTAGAGCTTCAGAATCTCAACATAAATTAGCTATAAGAAAAATAGCTAAAGATCTGCATTGGAATACCGATAAGTATGCTTTATTAGAACCTATATCAGATAGTATTGTTCGACTAGCTACTTCTTACTTTAAACAGTATCCAAACGCTAAACAATTTAAGATAGCAGGTTTAGAGCAATTAGCTTTTACTAGAGAAGACTTAGGAATAGGTACTGATAAAGGACCAGTGTCTTTACTTACTTGGTTAATTAACACTGGTAAAATTGAAACAGACTTAGGTGATACTATATATAGAGCTCCTTTCATATATACAGATGGAGTAGCTGTACCACAAGTTACCGAAACAGAACTAGCAAATCAATCTATACACACGGAAAAAGTTTAGCATAGTAAATCAGCACGTTTGACTAAATCTCAAGTAAAACTATCTGATGAAAAAAAAGAAGATGGTACAATAATTACTAAAATAGAACGATATAAAGATGGCGATCAACTATACGGAGCATTTATTCCAGTACCTATTTCATTTTTAGAGGAATTTGCAGAAGTTTATATGCCTAATAATACTAAAGTTGGTATTGTTAAGATTTATAATAAAAACGGTTAGTACTCAGCACATATGCGCTATGAAGTAGATGGTGTTGAAAGTTTCCGAACTGAATAGTTAATAAAAAACCCAATACCATATATATAGTAGTTTACATCTAGTATTGAATCAAAACAGTCAGAATCTAAATCTCAAATAGAATATGTTTCTACTGATGAAAATTGGTCTGAAGAATAGATTAAAGATTGGATGAAAGCTAATTCTCCTCAATACAAATATAAAACTGGTAAATGGCAAGTAATTCGTAGAAATGGTAAATTGCAAGCTGCTCAGAGATTAGCTAAAAGGGGTTTAACTTCACAAGTAAAAGGTGAAGGTAAATTAAATGTGGATGAAGCTAGGTAGTGGTTGCAAGACAAACTGGGCATTGACAAATCAGATATTGTTACTTCAGAAGCAGTATTTAGAATGGCTAATGCTCCACAAGTATATGGTGCTTTAAAAGTATGTATAGATAGACTCAGTGGTGATGCAGCAGCTAGAATATTCTTATCAGAACAATCTGGGCAAGGAGTAGAATTCCACGAAGGTTTCCATTATGTAAGTTAGTTATTAATAAATGATAAGCTTAGAGAACAAGTATATCAAGATTATGTAAAACAATATCCATATTTAAAAGATGCTTCTAAACAAGAAGTAGAAGAAGCTCTTGCTGAAGAATTCAGACAATATATGCTAAATGAAACCAAACCATCTATAGCATATAGAATTAAGAAATTATTTAATGCAATACTTAAAGTATTAGGTATTACTAGGAATGGAGATTTAGTAAGAACTTTATTTAATAAAATACGCAAAGGAGAATTTTCAAAATATAAACCATCTAAGTCCACATTAGAAGATTTTGAAAAAAGATTTGGCGGTACATTGTACTATTACGTTCCAGGAGTAGAGGATAAAGAATTAAAGAAAATGGCTTCTATAGCAGATGCTACTACTTTCTATGCAGTAGTAGACTCTTTAAATGCTACAGTAATGGATACATTTAATATTAGTAGTATTGAAGATTTACAAAGTTTACCTAAGAAGATTAATGATATATTCGATGATATTCTAACTACTAACTTAGAGTTAGGAATGTATGATGAATCTCAAGAACAACTTATCAAAGATGTAATCAATAATAAAGAAGTATTCAAGAAGCAAATAGATGATTATTTAAGAAACTTTAGTATTATCAAAAAGAATACTGAAGAATCAGAAGAACAAGAAAGAGAAGAAAGAGAACTTGGGGATAATCCTGATAATACTTGGGATAAAGAAAGTTATACAATAAGTAAAAAAGCCAATGTAGCTTTCAAAGCGAAACTATTCTTTTATTCTATTCCTAAAACTAAATACGAATTTGATCCAGAAACAGGTAATAAATACTTAGTAGAAGAGGAAGATGACTTGTTGATGACTACTAGATCTGAAGATTTCAATGTTGTGTGGAATAAGATATTAGAGAATCTATGGAACGTTGAAAGTTATTTAGACTTAGTAGATAAATGTTATAATCTTGGTAAAGTAGATCCATTCTTTATGACTGTATATAATAAGTTAACTTCAAAAGATGATCCTATTGATGAAGTCACTTAGACTCAAATATTAAATACAGTTAAAAGTGCAAAAAATAGTTTAACTGCAATAATTGTAGAAAGAAAGAAGATACCTTTTGCACAGAGAGGATCTGATGAACAAATAGAATATGCTACACAAGAATATTCTAATAAATTAAAATGGAGAATTCAGAATTCTGATGTATATAGAAAGATAAGTAGATTACCAAAGAAATGGTCGCAATAGTTCTTCTTGTCAGATTTAATTGATGTTAATGAAGATGGTACTAGAACTATAAATCAAGATAAGTTTCATTCTGCTGTGTGGAAACATAAAATATTAATAGATAATGTATTAAAAAAGAAAGATAAAACTTTGGATGATTATGTTAAAGTTAGATCTAGCTTTATAGATATGTGTAATAATCTATCTATTAATATGGACGATTTAGCATTAGACTATTTACTTACTAATGGAACTGGTTAGCCTAACATGCAATCATTTGAGAATTTCTGGAGATCTGCAAATGCTAGTACTTCTTTAACTAAAAGTATATTAAATAATATTAACATAGCTGCAATTAGAGGTACAAGTAGTATAAAATCCAGAAGTGGAGAAACTGCTAGAACATTTGATAGAATATTTACTAGTAGAAAACCAGATGCTTAGATAAATCTAATGGCTATAGCTTGGGGTAGAACACACCCATCTCCAGAAGAATTTAGTGTTACTGGAGCAGATGGTAATCTAGTATATCCTATTACAGAGAATAATTATATGTCAGACCAAATAAGATGGTTGAAATATAATTTGAACGGTAAAAGAGAATTATTAGGCAAAAATCCTTACTCTGCAAATTCTTTGTTATTACAATCTATAAACAGTAATGCTGATTTAATTAAATTAAATACTTATCTAAACTTAGAAGAGAATCTGCAAAACACTAATCGTGATTACTTTGGTATATCTCCTATAGAGGATTACTTATCTAAAATGACATTTGGATTTAATAATCACTTATTTTGTCCTACTATGTCTGATAAAAAGACATGGCACACTATAAGTGGTATTCAAATGGTCAAGGATTTCTTACCATCTACAGCTATCACTGATTACGAATACAATGAAAACGGAGATATAACTAGAGTTATATTTTAGGATCAAAAGAGAAGATTCTCAGATAGAACTTTAAACATATTCAAAGGATATTTAAGAGATGAATATAATGCTATATAGAAGTATTTTGCTACTAAACAAAGTGTTATAGACAATCCCAATCTATCAGTTGGTAATTACTATGGTAGTAAAAAGGGGAAGTTCTCTGACGGTAATGGTGGAAGATTTAGATATTTTAATAAGATAACTATTAACGGTGATACTTATAATCTGAATGAAATTTTAGCTAAAGCTGAATATTCTAATGATTCACAATCTATACAAGATATTCTGAGTGTAATTAAATAGGCATTAGATAATGATACAGTAATCAAAGAAGCTATCAATGACTTGTTAGTAGATTATGTAAATAACGAAATATCAAAAGCTATAGAACTAGGTGTGATAGGTGAAGACTTAAGTAATAAATATATACCTATAAACTTTGTAGAAGAATTTGAAAAGATAAGTTCTAAAACTGATAGCAGAGATAAAGGAACAGATGTGATATACTCTATTATAGCTTCACATGCTATTAATAGTGCTATTTCTACTATAGAAATAGAGAAGTGTTTTACTGGAGATCCTGCATTATATAAATGGCAAAAAGAACTTATGATATATAAGCCTAATGATGATTCATTTGTACCTGTTATATCAGATGAGAGAACATTAGAAGCTTGGATAGATAAACATGATCCAGATGGAGATAAATCAAGCTATTCTGCTTATTATATGATAACTGGTCGAGATGTAGATAAAATTAAACGTCTATCTTCAGTACTGTCTACTGGAACAAACTTGAGAACTAAATGGGGAGATACTAAGGATTAGGAAGATAGAAGTGATTCTAAATTCCAAGTATTATAGTTATCAGATAATGAAATAGGATCTACAGTATATGATACATTATATAGTATGTTTAGAAAATCCTTAATAAAGGATATGTTCCAAAAAGAGTTTGGTGTTACTGATTAGCAAGCATTAAATGCTGTTAAGGACGATCATGCTATAGAAAGTACATTAGGTAGATTACGTAAAAAGAATCCAGATGCTATTAAGTTTATTGAACAACAAGCTAAAAATAGCGCTAAACCATATGCTGACGGAGAAATTAATCAAGCAGATGCTGCTGTTTACATCAGACCAGAATTCTATAAGAGATTGATGAAGTCTTTAGGAGAATGGAGTCCTGAAATCGAAGAAGCTTATAATATTATGGAGTCTGATGATAGCTGGTTGAGTGATACTGAGAAGTATCAAAAAGCAATTAAAGCTATCACACAACCTCTTAAAATGGTTTACTTTGGTGATCACTTTGATTAGACTCTTGGTATGAATGTAAACACATTTGATAAAATGGCTTTATTCCCACTATTTAAGACTTTTGCTAAAGCTGATAATAAATATTTATACGATCGTATGAATGATGCTGGTAAAGGTTATATAGACATGGTAGCGTTTGAATCAGCTATTAAAGTTGGTGGTAGAAAGAAGTTATCATTCTATAAAGATGGTAAAGTAAACTTATCTGAATTAACATCTAATAGTGATATAGACGGCATTTCTGGTAAAGGATTGGCAACATATACTTAGGATTTAACTCAAATTAGGTTGCAGTTAAATACTGATCCACACGAACACCTTGAAAGATCATTTGGTACACAAGCTATTAAAATTGGTTTTGCTAACGTAGTAGATACTCGTACTTATGGAGAAAATAAAGGATTAGCTGTAAAAGGTTCTGAAATTAAGAAGAACATTATGGATGCTATTAACTCACTATCCAGAATAGGTTAGAATAAAATAAGAAAAGAGTTCTTTACTAACGGCAAAGTAGATAATCACAAAATAGTAAATTATCTTTAGAGATAGGCTACAAATTCAGGTATGTCTGCTGAAATAATTGCCAATTTAACAGTTGATGAAAATGGAAATATTATAGTACCAATTGAAGCTCAAAGTATTAGAGATTGGATTCAAACTAAGATAACTTCTTTTGTCAATAAAGCAGTAGTAGATGTAAATACTCCTGGTGGTTCTGCTATTCAGATGTCTTCATTTGCATATGAAGCTGTTGGTAGAAGTGTAAAAACTGATGCAGAATTAGGTTCAGCTTTTAATCAAGGAAAGAAATTAAAATTCTTAGCTAAAGAAGGTCATATGCAAGTTATACTTAGTGAAAACTTCTTTAGAGATATATTACCAGAAGAACTTAAAAGTGCAAGTTTTTATAGTAAACGCAAATGGTTAATTGATAATGGTATAATAGGTAGTAGAATGGTAGACGGTGTAGAAGTAGAATCTAAACCTTATGGTATAGGATATCGTATTCCTACACAGGGTTTGTCTTCCATGTTCTCATTCCAAGTGGCTGATATTATGCCAACTACTATTGGTGATACAATTATAGTTCCGGAAGAATTTACAGCTATGACTGGTTCTGACTTCGATGTTGATAAACTTTATCTAGCTACATATACATATAAAGATGGTAAAAGAGTAAGTTCTGACGAAAAATCGGAACAAGGTTACGTTAATAAGTTGCTAGATAATTACTCATTAGTACTAACTGACTTTACTAATATTGCTGAAACTAGAGCTTCTATTGATACATTAACAAAGATTCTTCAAAAGCAGATTCTTCCAATAGTTCAACCAAAAAATACTGTAGAAGTAAATCCTATGTATGAATTAGCTCCTTCTTTCTAGCTTTCTAGAAAGACAGAGTATACTGGTGGTAAAGCTGGTATTGCTCCATTTGCACTTAACTCTACTAATCATGCATTAACTCAATTTACTCACCTATGTATCAATTATTCTAATGCTAATAGATATAACTTAGGTCAGTTAGATTAGGTATATGGAGAAGATGATCAACGTATTATGGACTGGCTGTCAGCATTGATTAATGCTCACGTGGACGTTGCCAAAGACCCATATATTATGGCTTTGAACGTAAACTCCATTACTTATAATATGACCTCTTTGCTTATCAGAGGTGGTAAAGGTGAGAATACTTTCTACTTCTTAGCCCAACCTGCATTGCGTAGGTTTACTAAAGAAATGTTAGAAAGTAAAGGTATAATAGGTGCAGAAAAAGGAATAACTGAAAGAGATAAACTTAAATCTATAGCTAAAGAATATATGACTTCTTTGAAAGAAGCGATTGTATCATTAGATGATAGTGATTCTAATAAAGCAAAGTATGCATAGTATTATAATAGTTTAGCTAGTGAATATTCACTTCCATCTATAGAAGGATATGATGCTGTTGAGGTCAATTATAATGATGTGTTTGATAAGAAAGTAGCATCTGAAGCGTTAAAAAAACCAAAAGAAGTCAATGGGTTATATCAACAAGTCATATCTATTAGAGCTTATCAAGATTTATCTTCAGATACAGAAGTTTTATCAAATTTAGTTCAATTATCATAGATTGATACTAAGAAATTTGGTAATACTTTACCATTACAGTTAAATTTCAAACGTAGATTAAATAGATATATAGATAATTATCAAAGTAGGTTCTATATTAATGGTGCTGATAATATAGAAAAACCTATAAATTATTACTTATCTTCTACATTCCTTAAACAGAAATTAGATGCTGGTATAAATACTCCTAGAATATTATTAAGCGGTCAAATTATAGAAGCTACAAAAGGATATAAGACAATATTTAATGCTGCGTGTGACTTCTTTTTAGGTAATTCTTCAGATAAAAATACTGTAGCCGAATTATCAAAAATATTAACTACTTCACTAAGAACTAAAGCTGTGGTAAATGCAGTTGAGGACTTTAATATTAGTGATAAGAAGTTCCTTAATATGTTAAGAGGACCTAAAAGTATAGCTAAAAGGTTAACTTAGATTAAAAATGATTTAAGAAAACGTAATGATTTACCAGCAATTGCGTTCAATGGTCATATTAAGAATGAGTTACTTAACTATCTACAAGAATATGCATCTGATGGTACTAACTAGAAATACGATAGAATAGTAACAGCAGATAATGCTTTAACTAATACTGCTACTTATGAAAACAGATTACTGTCAGCATATCAAGATCTACTAGACTGTGAAGATGAAAGTATAAGAAAATTTGCTAATAGATTAGGTGTGTATGCTTACCTAACTAGTTTCGATAATAGAAGTACTGATTCATTCTTCGATGTAATAACTACTGCTTGGAAGAAACAAAAAGGTTATTCAGATGCAATTAAAGCCGCTATAGAAATACTTAATAATGATAAATTAGTAGGTATGGACTATTTTGGTTTTAATTCTGAAAACATGCAGAATAATAACTTTACAGAGTTATTTACAGAAATAGCTAGAAATGCTTATAGAAACGATAAGATAGTTAAGCCGTATCAATTAAGTAATTACGATAATAAATATGGCACATTAGTTCAAATAAAGCCTGATTCTAAACCAATGCCAGCAGTATTTAGTAGTTGGAGAGCTAATCAACCGTTTATTAAGATTCAACTTAATCCTAATGACATCAATAGTTATATATTGTATCAGAAAGTAGCAACAGTATATCAAACTGATGAAAATGGTGATCCAGTAAAAAATAAGATCGGAAGAGCGTCGTGT